TTAGCGCTGGAGCGGTTATCGATGTTCGCTATAGTACGTCAACAGGGTTTTTCCATTTAACGCCAAACTCAGCTATTTACGCTCACGATGCAGGGGTATCGGCAACAGCCGCAGCGGCAAGTGCATCAGCGGCAAGTACCTCAGCATCTAATGCAAGCACCTCAGCTACCAATGCCGCAAGTAGCGCATCAGCGGCAAGTACGTCAGCTTCCAATGCTGCAAGTAGCGCATCAACAGCAAGTACACAGGCAAGCAACGCTTCAACCTCGGCTACTAATGCCGCAAGTAGCGCATCAGCGGCATCGACAAGTGCATCAACAGCAAGTACACAGGCATCTAATGCAAGCACTTCGGCTACTAACGCATCGGCTTCGGCTTCAACTGCAACAACACAGGCATCTAACGCATCAACTTCAGCTACCAATGCTGCAAGTAGTGCTACCGCAGCAGCGGCTAGTTATGATTCATTTGATGATCGTTATCTTGGCGCTAAATCCTCTGACCCATCAGTTGATAACGATGGTAATGCACTGCTTACTGGTGCGCTGTATTGGAATACAACAAGTAGTGAAATGCGCGTTTATAGTGGTAGCGCATGGATAACTTCTTACTTGCCTGCATCGGGATATTTAGCGCTGTCTGGCGGTACGATGACAGGTGCAATTACGTTTGCGGCTGGGCAATCTTTTGCTGGTACTTTGTCATTAGCTGGTGGCACGATGACGGGTAACTTAACCCTAGATGCTTATACAGAGAAGGTGGCTACGCTTGCTACGTCTGGCTCAATTGCATTAAACCCATCTACTGGTACAACCCTGTCATGTGCTGCTGCGGGTACAGTCACCTTTACTGACAGTTTATCGTCTGGTCAAAGCATTTCACTTTTGCTTACTAACGGTAGCTCATACACAATCAACTGGCCTACAACCACATGGGTAACAGCGGCTGGAAATACTGCGCCTACACTCAGTGCAAGTAACACTCTCGTCTTTTGGAAAATCAGCTCAACCTTATATGGTGCGCTGGTTGGGAAGTCAGCATAATGCTATCTACTAAATTAAAAGAAGCAGCAGGTAACAGCGCAGACGCTACGCTCTATGTCGATGATGTATTCTCAACCTATCTCTACACCGGCAACGGCTCAACGCAAACTATTACTAACGGCATTGACTTGGCTGGGCAGGGTGGGTTGGTGTGGTGTAAATCCCGCATGCCTTTTGATACTAGTGGTAATGTTACAAACCATGTGCTTATGGATAGCGTTACCAACGGGAGACTGCGTTCAAACACAACGGCAGCTTTAAATGCAGGGCAAAATATAACCAGATTGTCTTCTGGCTTTACTGTAACTGGAACAGAGCTAAATTCTACTACGTCAGACGGAACGCCTCCAAACAACTACGCCTCATGGACATTCCGCAAAGCACCGAAGTTTTTTGATGTGGTGACTTATACGGGGAATGGTAACGGTGGAGGTCAAAATATCTCACATTCGCTTACGTCAAAACCAGCGTTTATTATAGTTAAAAGAACAGATGCTAGTCAGAACTGGTTTTGTTTAGCGCGAGCAAGTGACACTAACTATTACACATCAGCATCGGGAACAAATGATTTTGGTCTTAATACAAGTGCTGGTGGATTTTTATATAGCGACCAAAATTACGCGACAGCAACAACATTTAATCCATTGTATTTAGATGTTGGTAACAACAATGCAAACATCAACGGAGCAACCTACGTCGCCTACCTATACGCCCACGACACGTCATCAACTGGGATTATTCAGTGTGGGTCGTTTACAACAAATGGGACTGTTGCAGGGTATGATATTTCACTAGGATGGCAACCGCAATATGTGATGATTAAAAGGAGTGATGATGCAGGTAATTGGCAGATATTTGATACCATGCGTGGGTTTGATATGTCTGGTCAGTGCTACTTATTTGCAAATTTATCAAGTGCCGAGTCTGTTAACTATCCAGATACAACTAGATACCCAACTGCAACTGGGTTTCATTACGGTGGATTAGGTAGCAGTTCTGGAACATCTTTTATCTACATGGCAATCCGTATGCCCAACAAGCCGCCTACAACGGGGACGCAGGTGTTTATGCCAGACTCTCATGTTGTTCCTCCATACCAAGCGACCGCGGGTTTCCCTGTTGACATGGTTATACAAGGAAAAAGAAACGGGTCATGGACATATAATTTTTTAATATTAGATAGACTTCGCAATACTCCAGCTTTACAAACCAGCTCAACAAACGCTGAAAGTTCTACATATTCAGTATCTAATACATTTCAATCAAATACCACTTACTATGATGCGTGGTCTAGTGGGGGAGATAATGAAATTTATGAGATGTTCAAACGCGCACCCGGATTCTTTGATGAGGTTTGCTGGAGTGGAAATTCCACGTCAAATACTGCGATTTACCATAATTTAGCTGTTACTCCTGAGCTAATAATTATGAAGGCAAGAAATGCCCCAAACGAATGGAATGTACATACAAATTTTGGTGCTACAACTTACATAAAAACATATTTAAACTTTAATTGGGCTGGTAGCACATCAACCTACGGGACAGGAAACACTTTATTTTCAGCCCCTACTTCTTCTTCTTTTGCTGTAGGTGCTGTTAACGATTCAAATGAAACTGGATACAACTATGTCGCCTATCTATTCGCCACACTCGCTGGAATCTCTAAAGTAGGTTCTTATACAGGTAATGGTTCTAGTCAAAACATCGAATGCGGATTTGCGGCTGGTGCAAGATTTTTCTTAGTAAAAGCGACAAGCACAACAGGTTCATGGTGGGTTTGGGATAGTGCTAGAGGTATTACGGCTGGAAATGACCCTGCTTTGCAATTAAACTCAACTGCTGCTGAAATAACCACGGCTGATGCTGTTGACCCTTACGCTGCGGGGATTACAGTAAACCAAGAAGCAACTTGTTCAATTAACGCATCTGGCGTATCTTACATTTATCTTGCAATTTCTTGAGAACAACAATGGCTAATTACATCAATTTAGAAACAAAACAAGTCAGCACGGAGCATGAAATCCGTAGCGCACACCCTAATACATCTTTCCCATCACCTTTTACAATAGAAGGTTATGCAGTAGTATTTGATGCACCTCAACCTACTTACGACAAGTACACACAGACTGTAGCTCAAAGTGTTCCAGTTGAAACAATAAAAGGTCACTGGGAGCAAACATGGATAGTCTTAGACCTCAATGACGAGCAGTTAGTGTTAGCACAAGCGCAAAAGAGTGAAGATGAGAAAGCAAAAATCAAAGCAGAAATTGCAAAACTAGAAGATTCAGTCACACCACGCAGACAGCGCGAAGCTATTTTAGCTATCGACACCACATGGCTTGCAGACGTTGAGCTTCAGATTGGTCAACTTAGACAGCAATTAGCGGAGTACGATAATGCCTGATGATGCTTGCAGATTAGCTAAAGTAGAGCAACGAATTGAAAACCTCGAAGAAATATTTGAAGATCGGGGTAAAAAACTTGACTCCATAATTGCTACTCTTGAAGAAATGAAGAACGACCAGACTCGTTACAAGGGGTTTCTCGGTGGAATTGTTTTCACAGTGGGCGCATTGTTTTCGTTTATTGCTTGGTGGACAAGTAAATAATGGAATTTTTACAGTTTGCAACGGACGTAGGTTTCCCCATTGCCGCTGCGTGTGTAGGAATGTACTTTGTATTTTTGACCATCAAATTCCTGCTTGATAGTGTACTTGAAAAGATTAAAAGCCTTATCGGTATCATCAAGCAACTTGATAAGCGTGTCACTGCTATGTCAGAGGATATTGTAAAAATAGATGTACTCATGACAGAAACACTTGATATGCCAATTGAAAAAGAGAAGGTGGCGCGTTTTAATAACCCGCAAGAAAAGAGAATTGATTAATGGATGTTGACGCATTAGCTAAATATATCAACCAATATGGATTCCCCATTATTGCATCGAGTAGCATGGGGTATATCGTCTATTTCGTGTGGATATGGGTAACGACAATTGTTAAGCCAATCCTTACTGAAACAACAGACGCGCTGATTGAATTAATCGACCAAATACGCCTGCTTGATAATGATATGATTCGCTTAACACAAAAATTAATTACGGTACTTTCTATGAGATCGAGAAAATGAATATTGGCAATAAAGGTTTACGTTTAATTAAAGAATTTGAAGGGTGTAAACTGACTGCTTATAAATGCCCTGCGGGTGTATGGACTATTGGTATTGGCTCAACGCGATATGCTGATGGGAGCGCAGTTAAACAAGGTCAGACTTTAGCAAATGAAGAAGCTGCGTTACTACTATTATCTAAAACATTAACGTCATATGAACACGCAGTAAACGCCATTAAGGTTGATTTAACTCAAAATGAATTTGATGCGCTGGTATCGCTTACTTACAATATCGGAGCAGGTAATTTAGCCAGTTCAACGCTTGTTAAAATGCTCAAAGCCGGTAATCCTAAATCTGAGATTGCAAAGCAATTTTTACGATGGGATAAAGCAGGGGGTAAACCGCTTGCTGGTCTTACACGACGACGCAACGCTGAAGCAGAATTGTTTTTAAGCAAATAATTAAAAAGCCGCTTACTCAGCGGCTTTCTTCTAATTTCAATTGGTTTTTGGTTAACCACCTATAATACGCTTGTTCTGGTGACTTACCCGTACAAGTTACCGTATCTTCCCACTCTGTGTAACATACCCAAAGTCGCCCTACTTTTTTTAGTTTAGGTTTCATTTACGTTATCTCGACAATCTGCATCACACCATCTACGCCCATGACCAATATAGTCACCACACGTCCAGCATAAGCCTGTGGGGTTGCTGGTATCAATAGCCGATGCTTTTGACCTTATAATAGTTATCGCCTTGTCACGCATCATTTCTTCATGTTGCGTTGCAAGGTCGGTATTTCCTTCTTCTGTAGCCATCTTAATTTGTCTTGGTAAATTCCATAAGTTTATGGGCGGTAGTGTCAAATCAGACCATGTAATCATGGTCAGTTCAGTTTAACATCTTCTTTTAAAATCTCTTTCCAGCGCTGTAGCGTAAGAATAACCTCATCAATATCTTGGTCAAGCGTCTTAACTGACTTACCGGCTCGAAGTAATTTCTTGATAGCGTGTTGTTGCTCTGGTGCTACGATATTATAAATTCTAAAGATGCGATAAGGGTCTATTTTATGACCTTTATAGCTGAATTGATAGTGAGAATCGGCTTTTTGTTTATCTTCCTTTCTGAGTTCAATTTGGCGCAGTGCTTCATCGTGTCGGTTAAACTCGGCAGGAATATCCGTTTCTATTTTTACTTGCGCTTCAGTTTCTTTTTGATGCTTATCTGCCGGATCGTAATTTTTCAAACGATAGAAACTGTCTTTACCGTTAGGTTCTTTAGTTAGGATATTGTTGTTAACCATTTCGTGCATAGCTGCGAACACATCGGGTCGTTTAATAAACGGCTGAGTCACCATTGCACGATCATGAATTTCAGTCACTGTCCAAAATTCGTTATAGCGCATAATTTCAAAAATAACTTTTTCTAATGACATAGTGTTAATTCCCATTGCTTTGGAACAATTAAGTGCCTTGTTATAAACTCACGGTAAAGCGCAAAATCAAGTTGCCGTGATTCAAGTTTTACTTTTTGTGTTAATCGCTGTCTAAGTGCGGCTTTTGATCGATGACAGGCTTTACAGTCTGATGATAATCGCCTTGTGCTTTTTATGTAATACGCATCTAGTGGTAATTTCTTTCGGCAATAACAACACTCTTTTAGTTGCTCAGTCATTAATCAAGCTCCACAAATACGTTTGGTGCAATCCCATGCAGTTGACGGTTAATCTCATGTGCCACTGCGCGTATCTCCCACTGTGCTTCTTTACCACTGCGCAGTTTAATAAAGTCATACCACGCTTGGAAGTTACCTACTACCAGTAATTCTGTTGTCGTGCCTTGTGGCAGGATGAACCGTGCGTCTTCTTTTTTAACGCCATTAAGAATTAGATTTTCATATATTTTAATTGAATCAGACATATGTTCTAACACCAAATCATATTTGCTAATACTTTCTGGGATAATCACATTAGTTTCTTCTTCATTACAATACCGTTGGCTACGTTGCAAGAAATCCAAATGCTTACTGCGAACAAACTGGTGACTACAGATACGGCTAATACCCTCAATCAAAAACGTAGCATGGGCAAACCGCAGTGTAGATAAATGCCCTTTGGTTACGCAGTGGTAAGCTCTCTTAATACATTGCTCTGGTGATTGTTCACCTGTCTTACCGTAGCATATTCCTGCCAGTAATCCGATGTGTTCTTCGGGATTGGGTGTGCTTTGCACTAGGGTTACTTTCATTTCTTCTCTCCAGTAAGTTGATAAGGATGGCAGGTTAAATTCCATTTTGAGCTAGTCAACTGCATAGATTTCAAAACAAAGTCTTGTCTTGTTGCCGCTGATTCACATGATACCTTGTCTGCAAATGTGGCTGTTGACTGTGTAGTATGGATGCTTGATGACCACGATGTAATCGTACTAATTAAAATATAAGCTGTTGTTGTAATCATTTTGCTTCTCCAATGTGGCGGTATTCTGTATTGTGTGTCCACATTGGGTGGTCATCTAAACTCTCCCATTGACCACAATCCTCATATTCAAACTCCACCCAAGGGTCAACTCGTCTTTGCGCTACCTCAGCATATTTCATAATCATTTCAGCGTGTGGGTGTGGTGTGATGACTGGTTCTGGTCGGTGGTGTGTAACAATAAGCGCTTCTAATATATTTTCATTATCACTATAAAAATTAACTTTAATGTCCATTTTTTTTACATTTTTATATAAATAAAGCCATTTTGGTTCATAGCATTGTAAAAAACCACATAAGTCATCCTGCTTTTCGTTCCATTCACAAAATTCTTGGTACAAATCTTTACTTGTCGATTGGTTACTAGCAATACAAGCAAGTTCGGCAATCTGTTCTTCTGTTAATAAGCTCATGTTATACCCCCGTACTACCAAATCCACCCGCACCACGTTCAGTGCTACTACTGAACTCCTCTACCTCTATAAACTCTGCTCGCACTATTGGAATAAACTTCATTTGAGCAATGCGGTCTTGCGGATTAATCTTGTACACACCAGTACCTGTATTCTTTACTGACACTTTAAGTTCTCCCGTGTAGTCGCTATCAATTAAGCCAACACTATTGCCGAGTTTGATACCGTGATTATGCCCAAGACCACTGCGAGGTAAGATTACCGCTGCGACATTATCGTCATTGATGTTGATGGCAATACCTGTAGGAATCAACGCTGTTTCGCCAAGATCAAGTTTGATTGCCTTATTGATGTTAGCGCGTAAATCCACAGCCGCTGCGCCAGATGTTTCGTAAGCCGGTAGTATCACTTTTTGGTCTAGCTTCTTAATTTCAATTTTCATTTTGTTTCCTTTAGTGCAACGCTTTGCAATAAGCTATTATTGTGTTTGTGCGGATTTGTGTATTCAGCTCCGCTGTATTTACTCGCTGTTAAAAAATCGGTTTCAATTGGCTTATCAAGCACGATGCTTTCCAAATCACTCACAATTGTTATAAGCTCGTCGTGCAGATAATCTGGCATAAACTTTTCAATCATAAAGGCATAAGCCTCTAATGCTGACAGCAGTTTTATGGTGCGGAGGGCTAATTCTTTATTCATTTTCTACTCCAATACCGTGTTCTTTTTCTATTGCTCTGACAAACTTAAAATAGGGGCTATTATCAATGTAACCATACTCGTTTAAAAAGCCGTAGACAGAACCATCATCATCTTTAACATGGTCAAGAGTGAATCCTGCATTGTATCCAATGTTAAAAATTTCATCATCACTCAAAGGTTCTTGTTTTTGTGGTGCTAGGTAGAGTGGCACATAATCTTTGTGGTTAGCATAATAACTATCGTCAGTAAGACCGCCTTCTCCTTTTGTTGACATCCACGCCACAGGCACTTGCTCATCTAGGTCTAGTTCAGCTTGTATATCCCAGTACAAATCATAATGAGTTTCTTTTAATTCGCGCAGTGTATCTAGCACTCTTTTTAACAACTCTCTTTCTTTACTCATAAATCACCCACATTTACTATCGCCACAGTTAGTACACGTCATACAGCCATCCATTAGTATCAGAGCTTTGACATTACATTTAGTGCAGAGTTGCATCTCAACACCTTTAGCTTCTTCTTTCTTTGCTTCCAAGTACGCCTGTTGGTGTTCATCCACTTCAACTTTAATCACGCCAGTTGCTATTAAATGTTGCTCGATAACTGTTCCTATTTCTGCTACGAGCGATGGCATATACACACCACCTTTTTTATAGTAACCACCTTTCGGGTCAAAGACATTCTTGAGTTCTTCAACTAAAAACGTACTGTCACCACCTTTGCGCCAAACAGCCGACACTAAGCGAGTTAATGCAAGTACCCACTGAAAGTGCTCCATGTTCTTACTGTTAATAAACATCTCGTAGGGATGACGCTCGTCACCATTCAGCACCATATCGTTAATTGTGATATACAAAGCGTGTTCAGACTGAGGTGTCTTAATCTTATACGTTGTGCCTGTCAAATGCGGTGGTCGAGGAAAATTCTCGTGTATCATCTCAAACACTACTTTTTCTTCTGTCTTATCAACTACTTTGTAGCCTACAATTTTATGTTCAATTTTATTCATCTATTAAATCCTCAAGCACTTCCCCAATACAATCTAGCAGTACGCTAAGTCCTAGTAACAACTCACTTGCTAAGTACAACAAACAGCAAATAAGGAATACAGGAAACTTCAGTATGTTTATTAGTGTGTTCATCTCTGATGCCTTATGTCATTAAATATAGCGCGTCTTGCTTTGCATCTATCGCACTCCCGATAACCAAGTGATTGATAAACTCGCCAGTGATCATGTTTGCAATTGGTAGCGTCTGGTAACGCTCGTACTGCTTCTACCTTTTTAACTTTGTCCATATAATCCTCATACATAAACCAATCAATCCTACATAAGCAACAAGTGCCACCCAGTCATGTAATGTCATTGTCATCCCCTTTACTATACTCAACCATAAAACAAATAACGGTAAACCCAATAACTGCCCAGTAAATTAACTCGCCCATTGTTCTTCCTCCTCAAGCGCTCTGAGCATCAACTTCAACTGCTCTATTTCTTTGAGGAGTTGAAGTTTAATTTTTCTTAGTTCTTTTTTGTTTTTTTGAGCCGTTTTAAGGCGACTTATACATTCGTCTTTGGTCATCTTATACCTACTTGCAATTCGCCTTTTACATTGCGCTCCATCTCATAGACTGCATACATTTTGCCATCATGGATGATAAATTCGCCTGTTGTTACTTTAATCACTTCGTAGTAATGACGATGAAATGCTGAGTCAATACTCCAAGTTAAAATTACACCTAAACAAAATGAGGCAATAGCTACATATATCATGTCGTATTTCATATTAATCACCACAGTTTTTTATGTCGCCCACGGGGGGATAAATAAGTATTTACTAATGAGAACGCTTTTTCTAAATCAGATGTTGCCCACAGCCATGCTGTTTTACCTTGTTTACTAACACCTACGGGCAATACATTAAGCGCTATTAATTTACGTCTTAATGTTGCTTGCGACATTCCTGTTTTTTCTCGGAATTGTCTAATGGTCATGGAACTCATTATTCACCTCTAGCTTCAAGCATTGCATCTGCCATTACATAGGCTTCTCTTGCTATTTCACTGTCAGACCAAGTCATATTCGGATCAGACATATAGGCTTGCATTGCCTTTGCCGCAAAATAATCGCGCAATGTCATACCATGAAAAGTTGAAAGCGCAGTACCGCCATTATTTTTAATATCACTCATTGTACCGTCCCCGTTTTAACATCATTACATATTGCTGTAATTACTCTTGTTGGGCGCTTTGACATTTGGTATGCGCCAACTGCAAGATTCCACTCTTCACGAGCGTTTGTGCAAGCCGTCATGCTGTCGTAAGGGATTACACTTGTTGTGTAAGCAATCACTTCATGAGTAGTTACTTTACCGTGTTTATCAATAGTGGTTTCTGAGGTCAGAAACGATAGTGTCAATGTCAGAGTAGCTAATATAGTTCCCATAAACTGTTTCCTCGTTATTTATTTTTACAAAAAAGTTAATGTAGTCATCTTGGTAAGGTTGAAACCTACGCTTTTTATTGTTCTTAACTTTAGTTACGATACTTCTATGTGTTCGTTTTCTAAGTTCCTTTTTTTCATCGCTTTCCATTTTTATTCTCCAAGACTGCGGTTTTAAGCGCTCTACGCAGACGGGTAATTTCATCTAATGCGCTGAAGTGCAAGTACGCCATAGCCATAAACAAAATTATCATTAAGACATAAGCAATACTGCTTTTATCTAAAAAATCTAAACTTTCAATTATTGCGTCCATTACCTGTGTCCTCAGCTATTACGCTTCTAGTGTTGCTGAATTAGTATTAAGTTCTTCACGAACACCTTCAAGCATTTCAACGCAATCATTAATTTGACTGTTAATTTTTCTAATAAATATTTCCCTATCTTCTAGTTTGTCAGTGCTACCGACTAAATACCCTACTGCCTCTACAAGCTCAAAGGTTAAATCACTAAGGGCTTCTTGTTGGTTATCATGTTCCAACGCAGTTGTTAGTAATTTTAAAATAACCTCATGATTATTAAACTTTCTTTGGTTCGACATATCTTGCTCCTAACATTTTTTTAAGTTGTTTTTCAGTATCAATCGCTCTTTGTTTATTGAAAGCATCCCATTGGGAGTGTGTCCAATACTTGCGCTCATCTTCTTCTTCCTCAGCATACCAATATGCGTCAGAAGTAAAATCTTCAAATACTTGCATTTATATAACCTCTTGTTTGTGTTATACTCACTTTGCATTCCACTCCAACTGTTTGAAATGCGTTCATGTGTTAGACTCCTCGACTCTATTCCTACTGCCTGTTTATTCCTTTGGGGCAGTAGGATTTTTTTGTTTCGAGAAACCGTGAAGCTATTTTATTGATTTTATCCCCTCAGTCAACCTTAACTTAACTTATTTTAATGCACGAAGTAAGTCAGATTGCACAATATCTTTATCTTTCAATACGTTAATGATTCGCTCGTCAATGCAGCCTTTGCAGATTAAGTGGATAATCCTTACCGCCATAGTCTGTCCTTGCCGGTACAATCGAGCATTAAACTGCTGGTAATACTCCAAACTCCAGCTCAGTGAAAACCACACAATCATGCTACCACCGTGTTGGATATTAAGACCGTGACCGGCTGATTGAGGATGCGCAAATAGAAGGGGTATTTCGCCATTGTTCCATTCATCAATAGTGCTTTGATGCTTATCGAGAACTCGCCCGTCTGGAAAGCGTTTAAGTAGTCGCTCAAGATCGCTTTTGAAGTTATAGGCAACAAGGATATTCTCCCCATCGTTCTGCTCAATAATGTCTGCAAGCGCATCAAGTTTTGCATCATGGACTATTTCATAGTTTTTAAACTCATCGACGTACACAGCACCAGCGCAATACTGCAATAACTTATTGGCAAGTGTCGCTGCGCTTAATGCTTCAACTTCGCTATTTTCAAAATCAAGATATAGTGTTTTTTCAAACTGCTTGTATTTAGATATTACCGCAGGTTCTAATTGAATTTCTTCATATAATTCAATGTAGTCTGGCATATCAAGGTAATCACTTGTTTCCATTGATATGGTAAATGGCGCTATCAATGCTTCAATTTTCTTTTGTGAATCTTTGCGAGGGGTGTATTTGTAACCGCTATAATCCTGTTCAAAGAATCGGCTTTTATACATAGTCATGGTTCGCCCAAGCGCTTTTCCGTTATCTACTAAATAGCATTGTGACCACAGGTCGAGTAAGCCATTGGGTGAGGGTGTACCTGTCAGTAGAGTGATGTAGTGAACATAAGGTAATGCTTTGCGCAGTGCTTTGACACGTTTACTTTTATCACTTTTAAAGCTGGAGCAATTGTGTACTAAAATTCCGTTGGCAAAATAATCATTGATCCCGTTAATTTGTAAATTGAATACATTTCTTGAGCGCGATTGTTGGATATTCTCAATACTGTCCACCCTAACGATTGAAGAAAGGTATCTTTCTTTTCGTCCAACCGCTTTCGCGATCTGTGAGAGTTTCCATCTACTTCTAACGCAATTTTCTTTTGCGGAATTCCGAAATCTACTTTGTAGCAAGTTGGATAGCCACTGGTTCTTCCCATTTTTGTGGGTATTGCACACTGCATTATCCATTCTGACGGTAAGATTTCCCTCATCATCTTCTCGCATTCTGAAATTTTCCCATTCCCTCCGCGCACAATTGGTTGATGCCCAGAAAGTTTGTGAGCTAAACTTAATTTTTGTTTTACTTCGTCTGACCATTCTAACCCTTTGTTCCAAGTGGTTCTTTGTCCAGATGCGTAATTCTTTTTTGCTGTTTTTGAAGTTTTTTCTATGACTTCTTTTTTGTGTTCTTCTGTTCTGATATTGTGCATATGTTTTTTTGAACAAGACCGGCTGCATAACTGATGAGTTAATTTGCGTTTCATATAGATTGTTCCGCACAAAATGCAAACCCCGACATCCCCGTGCTTGAATCCACCCCTTTTCTGTTGCAAAAGGATGATTTCCTGTACATTCAATACTTGTTCCGTCTGATAAATATAATTTGATAAGGTCATAAGATTCTTTTTTAAAGATATTAGTAATAGGTTTTTCTCCAATTGAAGTTATTACAGATTCTCCAATTTCAAGAGTTTTTATATCACGAAGTCCTGTAGGGGTCAATATCATTGTACCCTCTGGAAAACACTCATCTACCACCACCATTTGAAAGGGGAACTTATCCCTATAGTGATTCACTAACCAGACCACGTTTTCTCGATTAATAACATAAACATCCGCATCATGGTGCAAGGCGGCTAGGCGCTTTTGCTCTGTGCCTGTACATATTTTGAATTTTAAATCTTTGAGATGTTCCCATTCCTTTGCTTCTTGCGCCCAGACGCTATTAGCTACTCTCAGTGGCGCGATAACAAGTGCTTTGGTAATCACACAAGCATCAATTAAATCGTGGATTGTAGTGAGCGTAGAAGCTGTTTTCCCCATCCCCATTTTAAGCGCACAAAGTGTTCGCTCTTGTTCAATTTGAAACGAGGAGGTTCTGACTTGGTAATGACGGAGTTCTGCTCTAGTGCGCATAATCGCCTTCCACTGGTAATCGATAAAGCAATAAAGTATCAACGCTTTCTTTTGAGTCAATGACATAGACATGGACGCCCATCTCGCGTCGTCTTTGATGATCGCGTTCTTGTGCTTCAGTGGGTTTCTTTTTAGGCGCTTTGCATTCAACAAAAAATATCGGCTGAAATGGTAAAGTAATTAAACGATCTGGGACTGAGCGACGATTGGGCGATGTAAATTTTTCACACGTTCCACCTACTTTTTTAATTTGATCGCACAGGTATTTTTCAATTTCTTTTTCAAGCATTTTTATTCCTCAATGTAAAATAAACTCAAACGAAAAAATTATCGTGAGTTTCTATTCTTTGTAGCCAACACCTTTTAACACTTCATTTGCCTTAGTGTAGTAATAATAAAAATTAACATCCTCTGGAAAAGCATTTGGCAAATTCATCAATGGACGACAGCCTTGTGACATCGGGACTTTGTTTCCATTCTTTGCATAAACAAGTGACATATCAACAAGACCTAAATCGCAACTGTGATAAAAGCGAACTGCTTTACCAAGATACTCCCCTCTAAACAATGCGCCACCGGTAACTCTGCGAACTGTGACAAACTTTCTAATATCCTCACACTCGGTAACGGTTTTTTCAATTGGTGTACCGTCAGCGATAAATTTAGCAACCGCCTCATAGATGATTAAACCATCTGGGTTTTTACTCATTGACGCTTCACCAAAGCACCCTTTACATTTAGTTTTACCGTCGAGCTTCACGGCAATATAGTTATTTACATCACGCGATGCCAGTTCACGGTAATCGGTTTGCTCTAGCGTATAGCTGGTTTGAATTTCCCAATTAAATAGAATATCTTGTAGCGTAGGTATTTGACTTTCGTGGTAATACGTCACAATCCCATCGGTGTTTGCACTAACTACGCGAATACCGTTTAATTCAAGTTCTTCAATCAGCATGAGAAGTGATAGCTGACCAGTGATTGTTGTTTGCAGGAGTAATTGTGGTGAGTATAAGCTACTGTATTTACTACCGAATTTACCAAAACTCCCGTTGAGTACGATTTTAAGTGTATCGGCAGTAACTTTATCGCCTGTGTGTTTCGCTGTAATACGTTTTTTTACAATCTCTCGATATAGGTTAAGGAAATTCTCTCCCATTGATTCTGGAAATAACCTTTGATGCAGGATAATTGATGGGTAGTAACTGGCAACATCAAAATCAGATAAAAAGTAACCACTGCTGGATTTAATGTGTTGCTCAACTTCGCGTGAATGTAATCCACCAATGCCCATTTGATATGACGCATTGCCGATTTTAATAGGTTCGCTTAACCATTTAGGCAATTCAACACTACCGTTATCTTTTAGCGTGAAGGTTTCATAAATTAGCTGGTCAAAAATGTCGCAGAGTTCCTGTGTTTTAAACTGAATAATATCTGGATTTCGATAAGTAAACGTGTATTTATCATCAAACTTTGTGGCACGATAATGCTCGCCAGTTTTCTCGTAAAGTTCTGATTTTATAATAGTTTCAGCAATTTGCGCATCGGATTTTGAATTAAGGTTGATACCGTATTGCTGTGTCATCTCTTTGCGCAAGTCTATCTGCCCTTTGAGCTTGTCAAACAGTTCACCTGTAACTTGCGTATCGTTTCTGCAATACTTGCGCATCAAACTACGCTCAGTATCTTTTATTAACGCATTAGGATCAATTGGCAAGTCTTGCATTTTCTGCGTGTGAATACGTCCACCGTAAATTTTAAGCGATGCCTGTCCAATGGGGATTTCGATAATGTCGATATGTTTATCGTAAGTGGGGACTTGGAGGTTATGCTCTTTGAGTATCTGCCAAGTAACGCGCTGATCTGTGATTATTTTTGTGGAAAGTTTGTGTAATTTTGAGCAATCCCATGCGTCCAATGCGCCATGTATAACAGGTATATCGTAGTTTAACCCATTGAATGAAACGGTTTCATGATTAAGAAATAGGCGCTGTATCTTTTTGGCTTGCTGCTCATTTAACTTTGCATCTTCGCCAAATAATTCTATTTCAAGCGATGTACCTGTTTTGTGGTTAACGGCTAAAAATAACCAATAGTTTTTATAACACTCAGTGTCAATAATGTAAGTATTCATAGGGGTGTCCTATTTGTGAATATAAAAAAACCGACAATCTGGAGTAACAAATTGTCGGTGAGGTCTTTAGGTGGAGCTTGAGGTTTTAAAAGTAAGTTTGCTTGATTTTATAAGAGTGAACATATAAAGCTACTGACTCATACCTTTTTTGGGTCTATGAGGACACCCGCAAACTTACTTTTAAAAACTCAATTAGGCGACACGCATACGCCAATATGCGTGTCTAGGATTTAATGCAACACACTATACACTCGAAATATAGTGTGCTTAAAACATTCAACAAAAGCCAATAGCTAAATAATCAGTTTAACTATCACTAAAAGCACTGTTTACTACCCCACTACAATCAGTTCTAATCTTCCCTATGTAGTTAGTGAATTACCGTCACCGGTAATCTCAACCCGAATCGAGCGCGTAGCTAGTGCGCTTTACCGATATTAAAGGCTGCAAGGTTGCGAATTGCGGTACGCTACAAGCAATGCTTTTAGTGATAGTGCTTGTCTTTCCAAGCTGTCACAATAGTAATCTCAGTATTCGTCGCTGTACTTTCAAGCGATCCCAAGTCTCCTATTTCTGAGCGTCTGGCCATTACAGGTGCGCTGTGCGCGTACTATCAATAATCAACTCTCTTACTTATACATTTCGATACGTTGTACACCGTATTCTACCTGCGTCTTGAGCCAACCCGATTGGTCGATTCCAACATCGCCAATCCTTTATATCTGGTTCACGTTTGGATTCTTGCCAGCCAAGGTTGTCAATTCTTCGTAAAGTTGATTATTGATAGTGCTTGTCTTTCCAAGCTGTCAATTAACTTTTACGATGTTAATCCAATCGTCTTTTCACCACACTGAGGACACAGAGTATTTAGAAATCATCTTCTTCTGATTCGTCGTCAAAGAAATCAGCGCTTGCGACTTTAGCATCAGAGAATGGATCGCCATCTCTCTTGAATTGAACACCAAGGAGATTACATAGAATTTGGTTACCGCCTCTTTTATGACTTGAATACCAGAAGTCAAAAATGGCGTTTACATAGCACCCAGCATACACCTTGTTATCTTCTTCTGTAATAGGTGAGCGGTCTTTATCGAATACTGGAATGCGTTTATTTGATGTGCCTTTAAGCGACATCATGTCATCATACCCTTCAATGCCTTTTTTATCCCCATCTTGAAAACAAGTGATAACTAGGTTTTTGGGCGCACCGTTGGGAAATGTTTGCGCAATAAATTTATCAATTGCGGCTTGGGTAATTTTATGGTTTTTGCTGTTTTTTTCCATCAAAAAATTTGCTTCGAATTTGGTTTCAACATTATCGAAAACCGCTTTGCGAAACAAAGATGGAAAACTTAAACGAACATCACCTAATTTAATTTGTGTATCTGACATTTTGACCTTCCTGCCTTATGGCTATATGGGATTATGGGTATATGGGATTTAGGTGAGGATGGGGTATTGATAAATCGCCTATTAAGTGATTTCCCATCCTCGTTTTAACTTAACCGGAGAGATAAGTTGAGTTAAGTTTAGATTGATTTAGTGCATCTGTCAATCGTCAAATTCAGAAAAATCATTTGCAGAAACTGACAACGATTTTCTGGGGTCACTTTCTGGCACAACGGTTGGTTTACCCGATTTTTTAACTATCAGATTTTCAAAGTCTTTTATGTTTTTCTTGCCTACCAACTTCTCGAATTTAGCTACAGAGATAAAATTCATTTCGTAAAGTTCCTCGTCTGTATGGTCAATTCGTAACGCACTTTCTGCCTCATCAATATTTGCCCAATCGCGTGAACTACGACCTTCGACAAGTTTGTAGCCGGTAAAGCCATTGCCCGATTCTAAGCGCTCTCTGACGTGTTCTTCAATGGCATTTAGCCAAGATTTAATCAGTGTTGCGCTACTCAGTGCAAGGTTAAGCTCTGCGTCGGATAACCTGTTTACACTGGGTAGTTCGTCGAAAAAACCAAACTCGTTTTGAATGGCATTTTCTGTGTAGCGCATAAGCTCTGGGCATCGTGCTTTGTGTTTACACCATTGACACTGCTTCTCACCAGCAGTCAGCGGGGGGTTTTCCTGCATAGCCAATTCTGCTCGCTCTTTTACCCACTCACCAAATGCTAGTAACTCCTCAATGCTTATTGTCAATTCATCGATATGGTCTAGTCGCGGTTGGTAGATAATCATTGTGATGGTCTTGATATCTTCGAGCATACCGAACTCGCTATAGACTCCTAGCGCGTAGATTTTAGTTTGCGTAGTATCAGCATAGACTTTTACGCCTTTACCGTACTTCAAGTCGATAATCGTTACGTTATCGTCATTTAGAATGATGCAATCGGCTGTACCAAACCCGTCCTGCGCGTACTCGCTGTAGTCGAGTTTCTGCTCATAGATTTTATGACCTTTGTGTTCTGCAATGAAATCCATGTAATCATTTACATGGTGGCACATGGTTTTATCTACTGTTATCCAGTTCGTTTCGGGCAATTGCTTACCTTCAAAATCAAACGGATTGAGATCACCTTTCAAGCATATCTCTGCAAGCTCATGCGCTGCCGTGCCTTCGTCCGCAAATGCGCTACGGGATTCTTTGTAAGGCTTTTGCGCTGCGACGCTACCGGAGCAATATAGCCAAGTAGCACTACCACTTGCGCTCAGTAAAGAGTGTTTAGGTTGTTCTTCGTTAGTCATTTTTCTCACCTTTGCGCGAAATATAAAAATAATAATGAGCGTGTTTTTTAGATACAGTTACAATGTCATCATTATAAAAAAAGTAGCAGGTTGCCTTTGTTTTACAATGAGATTCATTTGACCAGTAAAGTTCATCAGCCGTGTACATAAGTGGATTATCAATACATTCACTTATTTTTATTAAATCATCAATAGTCGGAATTTCCCATCCATCTTCTTCGTTTATCATAGCGGCATGCCAATCGCCACAATATTCTTCGCCAATATAAAAATCTAAATCTTTTACATACTTTTCAGTGTCTACTGAACACGCAACCTTTGATCGCAACATACCTTGCAATTCATATAATTTACGTTTAGTTTCCTCATGCGTCACTGATTCGAGAATAGGGCGAATCTCACATATAACATCCAAAAGTTCATATCTTTCAGTTACAGTCAATACTAAATTAGACATTGAAGCTCTCCAAGAAGTTATAAAATTCAACATAGTGTTTAGGCGCAAGAGTCATTGTGCTAGACGCACCTAGTTCAGTTAACTTATCCACAATTTGCTCTTTTGAAATGGCTTTACGTTGACGCAGTTCAAGCGCTATTTCTTTTAATAGTTTAGATGTTATGAGAAGTTCGGGTTCTTTTACTTCTTCAACAGGTTCTTCAGCGAGTTCTTCCACTTCTACTTCTACAGGCTTTTCTTTTTTCTTTACTGCTTTAGGTTTTATTTGATCGGCTAATTGTTCAATAACTGTTTTCTTAGCGCTAGATGATCCTGCTCTGCCTTCATCCCTATCCACTTTCATCGCTTTGTTCATTGCTTCGTGATGCTCAATATCAGTGATGCTTTCAACAGTTTCTTTATTATCCTCAATAATTGCAGGCGCTAACGTTTCATCAAGCGTTTTGACAACATCCTCAAGTCTGAATTTGAATGCAGTTGATTGCTTAGTTAGCGTTTCGTGAATGCCGTGACTGATTCCAGATTTGATAATTTCATCCGTTTGCACTAAGCGCTCTGCCACTTCATGCAATAACTCATAGCTAAACTGGGTGTTTGTGCCATGTATTAATGAGAGTGAAATGAATTCACCAAGTTGAGTGTTTGTGAGTATTGTTAAATCATTCATTGTGTTTTTCCTCTGTTGTTGTAAAATGAGAGTCAATCTTAACTTAACTCACAAAGAGATGCAAATGGAAAATGAAGAATTTTATGACGGTGTGACCGTTGATGATGTGGTGCAGTGGTTTGGTGGTGAGCAGGTTGTGTTAGCAAAGAAGTTGGGTGTGACTAAAGCAGCGGTGTCGTATTGGGTAACTGAAGGAAAGATACCGGCAAACAGGGCGATACAGGTTGAGCAATTAACCGATGGGGCAATTAAGGCGGTTGATTTACCAATAATTAAAAGATAACGAGGATTGTTTATGGTGGAGTCTACTAAAACGTACCGCATAAGTCGCGGGGATAAGAACAGTGCTGTCTGTCGCAATGTAGAAGTGAGTTGGGAGCGAATTTGCACGGTACTTGGTAAGCACAAAGTTGCAAAGACCAAAGAGCAGGAAGGCTGGTTCTGTGGCGGTGGGTTCAGTGGTGGTCATCGCAACACGGAGAACCTGCTTGGGCGTTCGCTTTTGACCATTGACGTTGATGAATGCGCAATGACTAAAGGAGAGATTGAGTTTGAGCTGGAGATGACAGGCTTTGCGCTGGTTGCGTACTCAACATGGCGTAGTACAGATGACGCTAATCGCTTTCGTATAGTGTTGCCATTGTCACGGGAGGTCAGCGCGGAGGAATACGTTGCCGTGATGCGCTGGTTCGCGTCGGAGTTTAGCAGTTTTATTATTGATGACAGTGCATTTAAGCCTGCTCAGTTTATGTATATGCCGAGTGTTAGTGCTGAGTCGATTGAGTCGTCTTTTGTGATGGTGATGGAAGGCAGTGAGGTTGATGTAGAGGTAGCGCTTGCCTTTCCTGTTGAAAAGCTGGTGCAGGGAACTGTCAAGGAATACTTGACAGTTGAATTCGATGTAGATGATACGGATGATGACGCAGACGATATGCAGGGACTATCGCTTGCACTCGCGCATGAGCCAATTGATGTCAGCGATGCGCTGGTCGAAGCTAATCTCGATGCACTGGTTGAATCGGCAGGTGATTACTCGACGTGGATTACCGTCGGGCAGGCATTGCATCATCAATATAGAGGATCGGATGAGGGTAAACTTCTTTGGCTTCACTGGTCTGCTAACTCGGATAAGTTCAACGCGGCAGATATTGATAAGAAATGGCAATCATTCAAGACGGAAAAGAAAGTGCGCCCGTTGACGTTTGCCACAGTGATTAAGATGGTCAAGGACAGCGGAGTAAGTGTTGGGGAGATTGTCGAGAAGCAGGTGAAAGAAATCTTTGTCACTGGGTCGGAAGGTCTGTCGGTTGATAATGACAGGGCATATGAGGATGTGCGCAATAAGTTGCGTAAATTACCACTCAGCGCGGTGACACTTACCAAGCGTCAGCAAATCGCACAGGACATTTATGACCGGTGGGGTAAAGGTGAGGGGATGACGAAGTCGGCTATTGTTCGTGAGCTTTGCCCACCAAAGAAAGGTGGCTTGGTTGTTGAGGAGATGCCGTCTTGGTTGCGTAACTGGGTTTATGTGCAGCGCCCAATGGAGTTTCATAACTTAAAGCACGGCTACTCTATCAAGCGCGAAGCGTTCAACGCGGAGTTTGATCGCATGGATGAGTGCGTCGCAGCGGAAAGATCAGCATCGTCGATGGCGCTGGTTGATTGGAAAATGGATACAGTCATCGATACCATGTATTGGGCGAGTAAGAACGATGGAATTTTCGTTAATGATAACGATGGACTGCGATATGTAAACTCGTATAAGAAACGCGGTGTGTTGCCATGTGAAGTGATGGACGACGATGGGTTGCGTGTTGTGGATATGATGCTCAAGCACTTGGAATTTACGCTGGTTGAGCCAAAAGAGCGGGTGATATTGCTGGACTGGATGTGTCACGTTGTGCAAAACATTGGCAGTAAAGTGAACTGGGCAGTCCTTTTGCAGGGGACTCAAGGTGGCGGTAAAACATACTTTACAAAGATATTGCAGGGGATACTTGGGAGTAATGCCACGCAACTCGATCCGAAGCAATTCACGAAAGGAACGTTTAGCGGTTGGGCGTATGGGTCGGTGTTGAATATTGTCGAGGAGATTCGGCTATCGGGCGATAACCGCTGGTCGATTATCGATACGATGAAGCCATATATTACAAACGAAACGATACAGATTGAAGAAAAGTTTTCTAACTCTCGGACTGTTCCGAATTTCACGTCGTATTTTCTTTTGACTAATTACCAAGATGCGCTGCCGATTACCAATGGGGATCGTCGTTACTGCGTTATGTATAGTCGCTGTCAGTCGGAGGAACATTTGTTTGCACTGCTTGGTGGTGAGCAGGAAACTAACCGGTATTTTGAGAAACTGTTTTTAGAAACTGATCGACGGATGGATGCACTTTGCCATTACTTTATGAATCGGGTGATAAGTCCAGACTTTTCAGCGAAAGGTCGAGCGCCTAAAACCTTGTCGCGTGAAAAGATGATAGGCTATTCTGTGTCACATGAATTTGAAGAAGTGAAAGATTTGATCGCACATTACCACTGTGAGGTTATTAACGAAAACATAGTCGATATTACGCTACTCGGTAAACTTAATTTTGAGGAGTTTGAACCTTCAGTTTTAAAGCTCCCGAAAACGTCGGCATTGACTCGAATACTTTTACAAATTGGCTACGAGAAAGTTCACAAGAGAATCGATGTACCGACAAGCGATGGAGGGCGGAAAAAACACACGATTTGGCGTAGAAGCACGTTAGACGAGAATGAAGTTATCAAGAAAGTTAAGGATCATTACGGAATTTAAAATTTAAACTGTGTCGCAGAGAAAAAATGCTAAATTTTCTTTGCGACAAAGTAACTATGTATTTGCGACAGAGTTTAAAAATTACTATGTCGCACCTTCAAACCCTTATAAACTCTATATTCCTATACTCTCTGCGACATAGTAGACATAGTTTTAGTAATAATGGTTATGAGAAATATTTAATAAAAATATAGGTAAAATGAATTGATTTATAAAAAATATATAAATAGAAAAAACTATGTCCACTGTGTCGCTTTGTCGCAGACAAAAAAGCCGGTAATTAACCGGCTAATATTTTATTCTGATTCTAGTCCATGGTTTCGTGGATCATATTGCCTATGTCCAGCACGACCACCGCAACCTTCGCATTGAACAAAAACATCCAAAACTTTACCATCCTCATCAACGTATGTTTTTGCACCATCCATGGGGTTAAGTGGCGCTGTCATATCGCACCCACAATCAAGGCATTTATCATAAGGCAGTGAACGGTATTTTTTGAACTCCATCATTGTGCGAATTGCTAAACTCACAAAAGCCGATTTTGATTTGAGTCCAGCGCTTTCAAGAAAATCAATCAAATCTCCCTGTATTGATAATTGATAATGTCTTGATTTTTTGCGCGGATCAATCTTAGGTCTACCGCGTGAAACTTTTAGCGCCTTGGGTACTTTTACTTTCATTGCCTTTTTAGTGAACAGCATTTTTAATCTCCCCGTACTCTGCTTCGAGTGATTTCCATGCGGTAACATATTCTTTGTATGCTTGGAACAAGTGAACGTCTTCATCGTAAAGCATCTGAAGATAATCACTCGGTAGTGATTGAATGTACTCTTTATATGTCATCATCATTTTTATTCTCCAGTTTCTTCAAAGATTCTAAACATTTCTGCAATTTCTACTTCAGTGTAAGTCATGGGATTGCGTGTCGGTTTTTCAGTAGATGGCGTGTAAGTTGCCCACAAATAAATTTTAAGGTACTCCATACGAGCAATATCAAGCGATAATTGCTGATGGTAAATACCATTTACAAAATATTGCGGAATGGTGGCAGGGTATGTTTGTTTCATAAAATCAGCGTGACTAATCATGGCTTATTCTCCGGTGTAAATATAAATGCGTTGTTTGTCGTTATAAATTGGCAACCCTTTGCGGTCATAATGGCGCACAATTTTAAAACCTATCTTTTTACCATCTACCGTAAAGTAATCAGTTTTTGAACCATAAACCTTACCCCATTGACCAATCGATAAAGTCATCCGGTAGCGCAAGTTAGGAAAACAGGTGCGGCATTTAGCTGAAAATTCATGATTAATATCAAGTTTGAATAATGACATGCTTATTCTCCCCACAACACAATCAGCTCTGCAACAAACACAACAGTAAAAATTGTTGTAAGGATTGATCCAACTACTACGTCATAAAATGTATTCATGTTATATCTCCGGTTAAGTTAATTAGTGCAATAGCGCACTGCATAGCGCCCTAAATTAAGGCGCTACACGCTGAACTATTCCCAGTCGCTGTAATCTTCCAGCACGTCAACTACACGCCCGCTAACGTCGATTAATGCGCTGTTAGAATCATAGATTTGCGCGTGGATCATATCGCCTATATCTTTGCGGTTTTCACTACGAACGACGGTATCGTTATCAAGTAAATAAGTAATCATTTCTATATCTCCGGTTAAATGTAGTCTAGTTCTTTAGCAATGCGTTTAAGCGCTGTTTCAATGTGATTGTCATCAAGGTACTGATAAAGAAAATCGGTAGCGGTAAAGTGTAGTTTTGCCGCTTTGAACAATCCCCATATAAAAAACTTTTCTTTATTCTTTCCAAGATCACACGCTCGGAATGCTAACATTTGATCGCGCGGCAATGCTGCGATAGCATCCTTCATCATTTGATAATGTGCCTGTTTCATTTTCATGCTTCTAATCTCCCTGCTTGATATTCTCTGATTGCTTTTTTAGCAATGTCTTTTGATTTGGTTAATACTACTAAGCCGCAAGGCAAGCAAACAGACATGATAGACTCTCCGTTATAAACAGCGCCACAGATATACTCTCCTTTGTAAAATACGCTCCAAGATGAATGTATCAGTGTTGTTTGACGACGTGCCGCAAGTGTAGATTGATAAGTTTTATTGAGTTTCATTTTATATCTCCAGTTATTTAGCAATTTCGTTAATAAAAATTGTGTCGTTGTGGCTATAGCACAATCTGCAATCATTGCATTTTTGACTGCAATTGATATCGACGTTAGCGCTTAACTCTGATTTTTTATGTGCCGTGAATACTTTGTCGTAACCGGCAGGTAGTTTGTCGATTTTGTTCATCTTTGTGCTGCTATGAATCAAAACGACGTTAGCCGGTTTGCTAACCATTGATAGCACTACTTTTATTAAATCTTTGCGCTTAGTCCAGAACCCAAAAACGGTTTCGGGGTTTTTACGCGCAAGATTAAAATAGTTAAGTACATGAATTTCATTATGTACTTCGCCAAAACTGTCAAAACGAGCAATAGCAAAATTTAAACGCGGTAACTCGGTATCGAGCAAAATTCTTTTGTACAGATCGGCATTGCGTTCTAATGCTTTTACTAACGTCGGATAACGCTTTTCTGTAGTAATCGAATAACATCTAGTACATACCACTGTTTTGTCTGCTGATCCATTCATTTTGATGCAGAAAGGATTGCTAGAGGCAGGAGTGTTGAAAGAAGGGATATCCTGCATTTTTGCAGTTCCCATCGTCATGTGTAATTTAAAGCTCATTTTTATTCTCCGGTTTGGTTAGTGTAATAGCGCACTGCATAACGCCTTAAAAATAAGGCGTTACACGCTGAACTATTTGTTTACCGCGTTAGATAGTTCCTCTATCTCTTTTAAATTAGCAGTAAAAGTATTCAAAAAAGATACAGGCTTTTCATAGTCCCAGATACCACCTGCATCTCTGTAATTACAGAATTCGCCAAATTTAAGACGGTAAACGCCATATAAAACAGGGTAAAAGTCCCCGTCCATTTCTTCAATCATCTCACCTCTAATTGAAACAAGTTGGTCGTCAATGATTGCTTGCGCAAGCTCTTGCACAATTTCCCATTTGTCGGTGGGCGCTAATTGGTTAAATGTTTGTTTGTCGCTAATGAAAAATGTGTTGCTCATGGTCTTATCTCCGGTTTGGTTAAAAAGTGTAAGGCGCTCAGCTCTGGGCTGGACTATAGAATATTTCATCTAATTTAATTAATCAACTTTATTATTTTAGATAATTAACTTTATTAATATTGTTTAGCGTAAAATTAATAGCCTATTTTGCTAAAATGTTGATTTAATTGAAGAAAACCAATTGCAAATGATAATCATTCTCATTCAGCTCCTCCGCAATCATTGCCGACAGCCTTCATTCCTAGCATCAATTGCGGCACAAATCAGCAGGCACAAAAAAGCCTTAAAGGTATTGCCTGTTAATAATTACCTGCTAAAATTCAATTGCCAATTTTGGCATAGCTAATAAGAGGATTTTCAAAATGGATATCATCCAAATCAAAAAAGAACTACGCATCGACTCTCGACTTCTTGCCGGTCAATTAGATCATCGTCATCGAACTATTTTAGAAAACATCGATAAGTATAAAGAGCAACTGGAAACTCTTAACCAACTTCCGTTTCAAACGGAAAAGGGTAAAGCTCTCCCCCAAGGTGGATTCTCTAAAACTATTCGCTTTGCACTACTCACAGAGGATCAATGCTATTTTGTCTTAACCTTAATGCGAAACAATCCCCACGTGGTAGCGCTGAAATTAAAACTGGTAAAAGCCTTCCGAGATGCTAGAAAGCAAATCGCCAATAGGGATATGGCACGGTTATCTGGTAAGCAGGTACGCAGAGATGAAACAGACGCAATCAAGGAACTGGTAGAATACGCGACGGCTAACGGCTCTAAAAACGCTCAGTTCTATTATCCCAATATCACTATCATGACAAATAAAGTTATTGGTATAGATAAAGGTCAACGTGACACACTAGACACACGCCAACTGTGTGTACTGCAAATGATCGAAACATCCATACGCATTGCTATCGGTGACGGTTTGCGGGAACAACTCCCCTATGATGACATCTACCTACTATGTAAAGACAGAGTCAGCGAACTGCAACCACTCCTTAAACTAAACTAGCAGGCACAAAAAAGCCTCACAGGATTTAAAACCTGTGAGGCTTCTCTAACTTAAAACAAATAAAATATTTTACCTGCTAATTTAACTTAGCATTTTTTACCGCCTCCGCCTTTACCGCCTTTCTTTTTCATAGCCATGCTCATCACCTCCTTTTTATGTGACTAGTTCTATTATAGTATTGATATGATACAATCGCGCAAAATCTTATCACTTCATCGTCGTGAGGACGTTATGACAATCAGACAAATAAACTTTGTGGCGGGAGAATCATTTTCTCGTCGGCAAATGGATCAAATGGGTATGCCAATCGGCAATCCACACAAACCACCTTTTAAACAAAAGGAAATGCCTTTCTTTATCGCTCCAGCTATCGCGGCAGCAGGCACAGCCTTTGCAGCAGCAGGGACAGCTATTGCAGCAGGTGGCGTGATGGCTTCAATGGGTGCAATCGGTACAGCGGCTTTAGCTACCGTCGGGGCAATTGGCACAATCGCAGCAGTGGCTGGTACAGCAATGTCGGTAGTCGGCATGGTGACAGGCGATAAAGGTTTGATGAAAATAGGCGCAATTGTAGGTTTAGCAGGTGGCGTTGCTTCTCTTGCCTCCGGTGCAGTGGCTTCGCTTGCTGCCGGTGGTGAGTTTGCTATGGGCACGGCAGGTATCCAATCAGCTAATGCAGCTAATGCGGCAAGCGCAGCCGCTCAAACTTCAGTAGCATTAGGGCAAGCAGGCACAGCGGCAAGTAACTTAGCGGCAGTTACTCCCCAAGGATTAGTTAACGCAGCGCCTTTAACTAATCAAACTACAATGGGACTAAGTGGCGCGGCATCCAATAGCCTATCGGCAGTTACTCCGCAATCGATAACCATGGCAGGGCAAGGTGGTACAGGATTGATGGGGCAAGTAGGAAGTGGCTTAAATGCAGCAGGCGGCAATGCTTTAAATGCAATCGGTGCAAGCTCGGCAAGCAATTTGGCAGGCACGGCAGCGGCATCTAGTGGCGGATTCATAGATAAGCTACTAGGTAGCATGACTGAAAAAGATTATGTTATCACAGGCTTTAGCGCGTTAACAGGAGGGGCAAAGATGATGCAAGCCAATCAAGCAAGCGCTAATCAGCAAAAACAGTATGAATACCAACAAGCGCAACGCGAGCAGCGTATTGCTAATCTAAACAGTGTACCGACTCTACGCAATACACTCGATGCTAATGCCGGCTTAAATGCTAACGCGGGACTATAGACAATGGAAAATAAAACAGATACTCCAGCAGGCAAAAGCTCAACAGGCGGTATGACTAATCAAATGCTGATAGATATCCAGCATAATATCGAATCAAAAGTATCACCAGAAAATAAACAGCGCTACAACAAAACGGTGTTAGCCGCTGAAACTTTAATGTTTGATCCGAAAACCCATCAAAATATGGAACTAGTCAAGAATCCAGACAGCCAACAGAACCTAGTTGAAACGGTCAGTAAAGGCGTTAGCGGCTTAATGTGGTTACTCTATCAGCAATCAAAGAAAAGCCTGCCAGCAGAAGTGCTAGTATTCGCAGGAACGACCACTATCTGCAAGGTGCTAGACTTTGCCGAACGCGGTTTAAAACTACCAGTCACTCCGGAAATCATCTCACAGACAACCAAGCGCACAACAGATAAACTGTTTGAGCAAATGGGCATCACGCCCGAACAGCTCAAAGCGGCAATCGCTCAAGGTAAGCAGGAAATTGAGGATTATCAAACGCATCAAGAGTATGTCGGCAATAAGATGCAGGCAGTAAAGGCTAAAGGCAAAGCGCCTAATAAACCAGTCAAGAGAGGTAAATAATCATGGCTTATGGAATGTTAACCAGTTTTGCCTTAGGCGCTGCTGAAGGTCTAGGAAATGCTATTGTCAATAAATACAGCAAAGATCAAGATGCTGAGATTAAAGCCAAGGCAGATCAAGAGCGTGAAGCACGAATTGAGGAAGCGGCTATAAGGTCTGAAGGCAGAGCATCAACACGCGAAGATTTAAAATACAACAAACTCCGTGCAGATACTTTAGCTGATAAAGAAACGCAATACGCACAAGACTACATTGTAAAAGGCGAAGATGCTCAACGTCACCAAGATGAAAAAATAGCCGATGAACTGAGAGCGCAAAAATGGGCAGTTAATCCAGATAACCCAGAATACAAAGCCAAAGTAGCTGCGATAAATGCGTCAGAGCAATCTGTAGAAGCCTCTAAGTCAACAGTTGAAAATCAAAATATTGCACGGCAAGTAGCTAATCTGGAATTATCTAATAAACAAGAAATCAACAATCTACGCAATCAATTGAAAACTGAACCGGATAAAACCCAACAGGATAAAATCTATAATCGCTTATTGATACTTGAAGGTAAAAGCAATAAGCCTAGTTTTGAAACGATTGATGTACCTATTTATAATGAGAAAGGTGAACAGGTTAAAGATGAAAATACAGGCGTTCCTAAATACAGAAAGCAATTAATTTCTATTAATCCAATTAGCCAAGAAATCAAAAAGATAGGTGAAGATTCAGCGGCACGATATAGTATTGAGGATGCTAAAGCGATTGCCATTGCTGAAGCTAACGATAAGTTTGGCAAACGCAATACCACCTTCTTTGATACTGAAGGCGACAAAGATAACAGCCAAGCCTACGATGACTTTGTTAAAGCGCGTACTTCCGTTTGGGTATCACAAGAAAAAGCAAAAGATGGAATGCTTAATTCTAAAGGAATTGATAAAACTACCGGTACAACAGACAAAACATCTACATCAAACGAAGCACCATTTAAATCAGATGATCCGACAAAGCAAAAAGAATATGACATTATCTTTAATAAAGTAGTGAAGCCACATGAATCTGGCAATAAAGGCGTTAATGCTCAAAATCCAGACTCAACGGCAGGTGGCACTTGGCAATTAGTTGATGATACAGCTGTTCAGTTTGGTGCTAAAAGAGGCGCTGATGGTAAAGTGAGCAATGCTGAAAAAGACAGAGTTGCTCCAAAATATTATGCGTATGTTTATAAAATAACCGACGGTGATCCAGCGGCAATGTTAGCGGCTAACTTTGGACAAGAGGCAGTTAGCAATTCTATTGGTCGCGCTGAAAGCAAAGGAACAAAATGGTGGGATGAATTAAAAAATCCTAAATTAATACAGAATATGCCTCAAGTTTATGTCAGAGCAAGAGAATCAATTGCAGAACTTAAAGCGGCAGGTATTGAACCAGACCCTAGACTATTGGACTTTGTTAATAAGTACACTTCAACAAAATCGGCTAAAACCCAAGACACTGCTGAAACAATTAAGAGAATTTAACTATGGCTAATTACGAAATCACCACAAAAGCAGGCGCGACATATCAACTAGATTTACCAGATGCAATGTCAGAAACAGAGGTAATGGATTATTTTAATAATCGCTATTTGCCTTCATTGGAAGAAGATACTGTTAATCGTCCAACTCTTACTGAGCCTAGTGGTGATTTAACGCAATTCAATAAGCCAGTTGAGCAACCAACGTCAGAGCAGATTGCACAAATGCAAGCGGAGGCTAACCCAAAGGATAATAGCGACTTCTCACGAGGCTTTAAAACATCTTATGAGCAATTGCCAGAATTAGGCTATGGATTAGAAGCAGGCGCATACGCCATTGGTGAAACTGCATTTGGTGAAGGTGGAATGCTTACGCAAGATAAGCAGGAAGCTGTTGGTAAAATGATTGCCGCGCAAAAAGAAACTCAAGCCAATGCAAAAGAAAGTGATTCGTTTACTTATGCTTATCAGAAAGCAAAAGAAGGTGACTTTGGTGCGCTTGCTGATACGGTGCAATACGGTATAGGGTATGGGCTTGGTCAAGGAACTCAAGCCATACTTGCAGGGGGCATAGGTGAAGTGGGTGCTAAACTTGCCAGTGAAATGTTTGCTAAAGAATACACAGCAAAATTAGTTGAACAAGAAGCGCTTAAAATTGCCGAGCAAAATGCAGGTAGGGATATAACTCAATCTGAAATTGAAAGACAAGCCGTTAAGAATGTTGCAGAATCAATTGGCACAAAAGGTCGTGATTATACCTTAGGCGCTCAAGCAGTAGGTTTAGAAGGTGGTGAGATTTTAGGTGATTTAGCTAAACAATCCACTGAGCAAAATCGCGCATTAACACCATGGGAAGTTAGCAGAGGCTTAGGTGCAACTGCGCTTGCAGCCGCAGGTGAATTTTATGCAGATAAGTTTGGATTGGATGTACTTGGTGGTAAACGCTTATCTGAAGCCGGTAAATACACTGAAGGATTAAAAGGTAATTTACTTCGTGGCGCTGCAACAGGTGCTAAAGGCGCAGGTATTGAAGGTGGAACTGAGTTTGCCCAAACGCTTATTGAAGAAGTAGGTAAAGGTAAAGACCCATTTAGCAGTGAATCTTTCAGACAGGCTATCGACGCATCAGCATTAGGCTTTATTGGTGGCGGGACGATGAGCGGCATCGGTGGTGTAATGTCATCTGCTCAACAAAAACCAGTAGAACCCACAGCAGATACTACCGAGCAAACCGCTACCGAGCAAACCGCTACCACTCAACCAATGACCGATTGGGAAAGAACAATGGGCGGTATTCGTGGCATTGTTGGTAAAAATCAATTAGTTAGCAATGAAGTAATTGCTAAAGATATTGCAGGTGCAAACAATGTAGATGATGCCCTACAAGCATTCAATCATATTGGTGAAGCTATCTCAACTGACCATGCCATTACCCATGAGTTGAAAACCCAAGAGCAACAAGCCATTGAAGCGCAACGCGGTCAAGACCAAATTACCGCTATGCAAGAACCCTTAATGCAAGAGCCTATAAAAGCAAAGGCTGATAAATTACCTGCTACACAGGAAAGTTTAGATTTTATTGGTCAAGCAGTAGCGCAAGGTGGCGCAGAGCTTAAAGGCGGAATGCTGTATCTTCCAACAGGTGAGAAATATTCGCTCAATAAGGCGCAAAGGGATCATTACACTAATCTGGTTACACCGATTGAGCAAGCGCCAGAAATGCCAACAGCAGAAACACCGACTGTAATTAGTTTAAAAGATATTACAAAAGGCGATTATATAAATGTAAATAATACTAAAGATGCGTTTAATTCATTGGAAGCAGGTGATGTATTAGTTACTTATGACAATTACAGAATACCAATTAAATCTGTTGAAAAAGATGAAGATGGCAACGTGATTAACTTGATACCGTATGTAGAAGAAGGGTCTTATGGTGCGGAAAATTTATCGCATTATGATTTTATGGATGTAATGTATCCTGCTCCAATTTATGAATCAAGCCGCAAAAATAAAAGCGGATGGGGAAGCATCGAGAAAAATACATTTGTTAATCCTAATCCAGTTTCAAATGCGCCAGTTAATTATGAGGAAGCTCAAAATAAACGAAATGAATTTTCAGTTAATAATCCAAGTATTTTTGCTAAGTATGTAATTAATAACGATATTAAAAAAGCACTTGGGGAAATTGAAAACAATACTATTAGCAAAGACGACGCTATGTCTATTTACAATAGCGCCAAGTCTACCGGTCTACTCACTTCAGACACAGTAAAAGAGTTATCTAAGGTATTAATCCCCACAGCAGATTATGAAACAAGAAATTCGGATCGTATTGCACGAATTAATCAAGCATCTACACCAGAAGAAATACAATCAATTTATGCTGAAGAAACATCAGATAATGAGCGTCATTTTGAAGGAACTCGTAAAGCTGAGATTGCTGTAAAAGATAAGTTAAATAACTTAGAAAGAGAATCGGCTAATAAAAAAGAAGATGAAGCGTATGCTGCGGGTGAATGGGTTTTTCATTTCCCAACCAATTCACTAAGTGATGCAAATCAAATGGCAAAATCTATGGAAAAGATAGAGCCTAAAAATGAATATAGGGTTGTACCTTGGCAAAATGATAGCTACTTAGTACAAAAAAGAAAGATTGAAGCAACACCAGTAGCAGAAACACCAGTAGCAGAACCCAAAGGAACAATCAACAACCCTATTCTTAGAAAGAACGGTAAGGCATTTACTAGTCCGCAAGGAGCGCAAACGCATATTCGCACCAATCCAGAATTATCTAAGGATACTCACACTTGGGTAAAACTTGGCGAGGAGAAATACGGTATTGTCACTGAAGACCAAGTGGTTAGAAAACCAACAAAACCTGCTGAAAATCTAAAAAAAGTAACCGGTTTTGAAAATATTGTAAGTATGATAGGAAAACTGGGAGGCTTATCTCGTGTTGAAATGTCACAACGCCAGTTGGATGATTATAAAAGAAACACCGCTTTATTTAATAAAAATGGACGCACTTTTGATGATATGGCGACAGTGCTTCGTGTAGATCATGGGTTTGATGAAATTAAAACTGGCGATGATTTAGATACTATTCTCAAAGATAGTTTGCGTTCTGGTAAACCGTATTACGGCTATGAGGGTATTGATAAAGCAATGGACAAAATTGCTATTGAACAAGCCGACCAAGATAAACAGGCACAAGACGAGCTTCTAAATACCTATACAAATGAAGAAGTTAACGCAATTTTAGATGCAAAGACGCAAGCTGAAAAAGATAAAATCATTGCAGATATTAAAGCGGAAAAGGAACGTAAAGCTGATTTAGAACGAGATACGCTTTGGGATGAAATGAACGGCACAGGCATGACAACTTCTGGTGATTTGTTTGCACCAGAACGTAAGGGCAAAGCTACCGTTGGGCGTGAAGTGACAATTGAAGGTGAGCAACTTGCTAACTCTCCACTTGAGCTTAAAAAACTTTATCCCAATCATTGGTTCTATGGGGATAAAGGCGCTCAAAGTAAATTTGATGAAACTGAAATTGATTATGAAACCCAATACCCTAATCTCGAATCGGTTTCATTAATCAATACAGATAGCAATATCGGTGGATTCTACGATCAAGATGAGCAGGCTATTTATCAAACAAGCCAATCTGATCGCACGACAATACACGAACTCGGTCACGCTATTCACCATCAACTACTGAATTATCGCAAATTGACTGAGGATGAACGCGCTACACTTAAAGAATTAATTCTAGGTGATGCGGAAGCCAATCATCCTTATTTAGCAAGTGATAAAGAACTTGTGGCTGAATTTAATCTTTATGCGCACGTTTTTCCAGTCAAAGCCAAAGCCTATGCACCAGAGCTTTATAAAGAGCTTTTAGAGGGCAGAAAAGATGTAAGCATTAAGTTAGGTAGCCAAGACAATAAAGCACTCACAGCAGCGCTTAAACAGGCGAATGTGACTATTGAGAAAGGGTATGGGGAGGAAACTGATAATCTCAAAGATCAAAATAGAAAAACATCTGATTACGTTAAAGAAATTGATGATTACACCAAGAAAGAATATGTAAAACAAAAACTTGCAAGTAATCCTAAAGGTGATGTAGAAGAAATTACCAAACAAGCTGAACGTGAACATAGAGCCGCTATTGAATTAAGAGTAGCTGAAGGATGGGGCATATATGGCGCAAACTTTGAAGACTACCTAGATATTTGGGAAAAAAAAGATAGCCTTAGAAAGAAATATAAAGAAAAAGAAGCCAAAGCAAAGTACACATCAAAATTAAAAGAAAGTAGTCTTGAAAATAGACGTAATGAATTTTTGGAAGAGATTAATGACCCATCTGACGACAAAACATATAAAGATAGGTTTTATAAAGAAATAGATAGTTTGGTAAAGTATTTAGGATTTGAAAAATTTAAGAATACAGGTGTCTTTACTATTTTTAAAAATAGTAAAGATGAATATCTTGTATTTAACAATCCAAATAATTTTTTAAATTACCCTAATATGGTGGCTTTTGATAAAAAAGGAAATACCCTTCTTGAGGGAAGCTTTCATGATTTTGCCAAAGCCTTGTCAATAAATGTGTTTGGGGAAAATCATAATGGGTTTTCAGAAAACGATTTAAAACAAATAGCCGGTAAAATAAAAGAAGTTTACGGAGATTTATCAAAACTAAACGACATAGTTCGGCTGTACAGTAAATACTCTCCTAAAAATATTAATGAATTTACATATGATCATCCTCGATTTGGGTACGATAGAACTGATATCTTCAAATACGAAATGTCAAAGGCTATTCCTAATTTAATTAAACCATCAAGTTTAAAATTCAGCAAAGCCAGAGCATGGGATTTTAAACCTATGTCTGACGAGATGCGCCAAAATTTAATTAATATAGGCGAAGAAGATTTTGTTGCTCGCATTGATGAACTTGAGAATAAAGTCAAAACAGTAGCAGATAGAGAAGAAAACCATCGTCTACGTTTATCTCATAAAGACGTATTAGCTCGTATCCCAGAATTAGAAGCAGCGGCTAAAAAGTTAAAAGAAGGTTTGATAACACCGTATGAATATGAGTTATTATCAAATGAACTTTTACCAATGACTCCTTATGAAGAACTTCCGCCTATCGCTACTGAGCAAGAAGCTCGTTATGCTTTAGAAAACGGTAAAGGGCAATCAGAAAAGAAAGCCGCTAAATACGGTTTGCCAATGCTTACATTTAAGGATGGGGAAATTATTCAATTGCGACTCGATATCCCATCCTATAGAGACCATAACACATGGGTAGTGTCAGTTCATATTCCAAAATCAATAACAGGTTATATTAAAGAAACACTTGGTATTAAAAACGGAAACATTATTCCTGCTTCAGATAGTTCGTTTAAAGCTGGAGATAGCGCAGGTTATCAATCTGTTGCTATTGCTAAAGAAGTCACCTTTGGAATGGGCGAAACAAATGCTTTGGATATAGCAGGCGGTACTCCAAAAGGTACAATTGCTACCATGATGGGTAAATGGCAAGGTACAACAATTGAAGAAGCAAAAGCCAAAGCTGAAGAAGCAATGAATAGCAAAGAGTGGGTGCAAGTAGGTATGAACCCATTAAAGCATTCTTATTTTTACGATAGAGAAAATAGTCAACCTGTTATTTATGCAGATGAAATAATTCAAATCGGCTCATTGGTACTTGCTAAGAATCCTGTTTATGGGAGAAAGAGCGATTTTCGTTTTAGTGAAACTCAACAACCTGCTACCAATACTCACACCGAGCAATCTTTAAAAGAAGGTTTGACCAAAGCCGGTGACGATGCTTACGGTAAAGGCTGGACTGATAGGTTACTTGGCACAGGGATGTTTGAGATTATCTCCGACGAGCAAGCTCAAGCAATTATTGAAAATGCAGTGGAAGTTAGTTACAGTAAAAACGGTGACATTGAAGCGTTCTATAATCCTGCTGACGGTAAAACTTATTTTGTTGCGGAAAACATTGATAAAGAAAAAGATTTACATTATTTAATGATGCACGAAGTTAGTGTGCATATGCTTAAAATGGGGGGTAATGAAGCTGAATTTGAAAATTTCTTAAAAGAAACTGATAACTTAGTGAAAGTTAAAAACCCAGCGGCTGTTAAAGGTAGACAAGATGCCTTGGATGCAGATACTCCTCAAGAAGATTTGCGCGAAGAAACACTTGCCTATTTAATTAAATATGCGCCTAAACTCAAAATTGTTCAAAGATTCAAAGCATGGCTCAAAAATGCACTTCGCAATATGAGTAAAATGTTCCCTGCTTCACAAAAACTAGGATTTATCCAATGGGCAAATAATCTAAGCGACCAAGATTTGCTTTACATTGCTAATGCGACATTGCGTAAAGCACCAGAACTCCTTCTTAAAAAATCATCAGAATATGAAGTAGCGCAAGCACAAGAGTATTTTGATAGAACTGGGTTTATGCCATATTTATCTGAAGGTCAATTAGAAATACCAATTGAATTACCTAAGTTTGCAATCAAAACAGCGGCTCAAGCTAAATGGGGTATTCATAGTGTATTAGGTATTCCTATGAATAAAAATGAAACGGTATCATTGTATTATCCAACAACAAATGCTATTGCTCGTAGAGTGTTGCAAGAAGGAAAATTAATTGCTGATAATCCAAATGCAAATAGAATTTATTTGACTAATGAATCAGCCGGTTATTCTGTAATGGAAAACCGTGGAGCAATTACTAATGAGATGGATGGCGCGGTAGTCTTAATTCAAATTGACCCATCGCTAGTTCAAATTGAAGATAGTGTTGAGCATAAAGACGGTAGACGTGACTTTTTCATTCCGATTGGTGAGGGAGAAGCGTTTATGAAAAAACCAAAAATGATAAAGCTATTTACATTAAACCAGCCTAGGGAACAAGGTATTGCTGAAACAACCACCTTGGCTGAAGTTGGCGAACGTATTGCAAAAGCAATTGAAGAATACAAAACTTTAACTGACCGTCAAAAAGCAACTCGTTACACTAGAGCAAAAAAAGTTTTAAAAAGACACCACAATATAACTACTTTCTTAACAGAAAATAGAAAGTTAGAGAAAACTCGCGTAGGTGATTACGGTTTAACTTATGAAGGAAATAGTGTTGCATCTCAAGGTTTAGGTTTAGCGTCTGCTCAAAAAATAAACAATAGAAACCTTTCAACTTGTCCAGTGTCAGCAATTTGTGAGGAGTTATGTTTAGGGGAAACCTCTGGGCAAAACTTGCTATATGGCGGTAAAGGTAAATATAGAAGTGGCGCAAGGCTATCACAATATTTAAAAACTGAAGCAATGGTTCTTCATCCAGAGGAATTTGCAATTGCTATTGCTCATGAAATCAAATTATATGAATCATGGGCAAATCAAACTTTTGAATACGTCCGTGATCCTGTAAATCCTAAAAAATTCTTGCGCGACCCTGTAACAAATGACCGTGTAAAAATTGATAAAGAAATATATCAACCTGCTATGCGTTTGAATGTGACTTCGGATATTCCTCCAACGGTATTTGAACCGATAATGAAAGCGTATCCTAATGTGGAATTTTATGATTACACTAAGTTAAACTCAGATTCAAAATTACCTAATTTACATATAACGTACAGTTCAACAGGGGTATCCCAAATTGTTAATGGTGTGCCTATCTTTAACAAACACAGTAACTGGCGACAATCAGTACAACGTCTTGATACTGGCTTCAATGTCGCAATGGTGTTTTCAGATAAAAATGATATGCCTAAAACTGTTACTGATGAAGCGACAGGTAAAGTGTATCAAGTCTGGAATGGTGATAATTACGATGCACGTTTCTTAGACCCTAAACGTGCTGATGGTATCGGTATGATTATTGGTTTAACCAATAAAGACAACACTGGTGGCACTGAGGATGCAACTGAACGTACCAAAGGCTTCTTTGTTAATTATAATAAAGCGCGTGATGGTGATAATGTAACTATTTTAGACCAATCTAAGTTTGATGCTAGAGCTGAAACTTATAAAGGTGAGAAAGCAACATCCTCTATTAAGTTTAGTAAATCTAAAAAACAATCTACCGAGGATACGGCCAAAGAAGGCGAGATTGTCAATCGCTCTACAGGCTATACGGCTTATGAAAATGCCAAACCTATTCCAGAAGAAGTTGATAATAAAGATAATTACCCAGACGATGTTTCTCTTGAAGAAGAAAAGGATTGGGTAACTCAACAGCTTCGTCGATTTGATAGTTTCCGCAGACTCAATGATAAATCTAATGAGCTTATCGATAAGTATTTAACTACAATGGGGTATTTACCCGAACTTGGTAAATACCTAGGTATGCGTTACAAAACATTAGGTAAGATTGATAATGTTGATGATATTGTCCGCAATGTATTTGATACTTTGCAAAATGCGACTAAAGAAGATTCCAAAGAAATCTATACTTATTTGACTGATAATAAAGCTACCACTGATTTTATTATGGATCGTCAAATGGCACAGGTGGCTAAAGATTTAAAAGAAGCCATCCAAATCATCGGTAAGAAATTAGTTGAGTTCAATATTATTCCAATAGAATCATATCAAATGTATGAAGGTCGTTATTTACCTCGCGTATATTTGGAACATATTATTCAAAGTAGCGATAGATATCAATCACTTGGAAGCGGTAAAACCTTATCGTCAATGGGTTACGCTAAAAAACGTGATAATAATTTACCCGAAGAAGTGCGTCGATTATTAAAAGGAGAAGTTAAAAATCCTGCTTATTTAGCATCTCGCACAATCAGTATTCCACTACGCGATATTGCTATGATGGAATTCTTTAACCAAATTTCAGATAATGAAAAATGGGTTTGGAAACAATCACTTATCAATATTGAGTTAGATGCTACTACTAATCGCCCAACAGCCATATTTGATGAGGATGGGGTAATTAATTATAAGGCAACTAATAGTGCGTTAGAAGGTGCGCCTAAGAAAACTGTTGTTCGTAAAGTTACACCTTATTTCTTAGATAAAGAAGCAGATCGCATTCTTGACCAATCTTACTCTGCTCCAGAAGAAGATAGAAAAGATATGCAGGATTTGGCGCAAATGATGAAACGCGCAGCGTCACAGGCGTTACAAAATATGGATGCTATTCCAAGTGATTTTATCAAGATGCCTAATGTTGCTAAGTATGGATCGCTTAGAGGACTTGTTGTCCATAAACTTATTTATGATGATTTAGTAGGTACTATCAATACTTATGGTGCAACAGGTGAACAAACAGCGCTTGAAAACTTCTTTGGTAATAATGGACTTCTCGCTAGAATTACAAGCGCCTTTAAGTTTTCTCATGTTGCGGTAAATATTCCAACACAGGTAACTAACTTATTATCAAACGGTATTCTTCTTCATACCAGTGGTGTTAGATTTGATAAAGTACCTGTGCGAGTTATTCAAGCATTTAAAGAAGTATTGAACAATGGTGAAAATTACCAAAAAATGGTGGATATGGGCGGTAGAAAAGCCACATTTAGTAATCAAGAACTGAAAGGTATTACTGACTGGTTACTTGAGAATGAAGCTGAATTTAGCGATAAAGATATGGATTGGTTTTCAATGACGCATTTGTTTAGAGAACTTTCATACTTAACAGGTAAAACAGTAAGAAGTGCAAATAACTTGCATCAAAATATTGAAATGATTTTTAAGGTAGCAAAATTCATTGATATGAAAGCCAAAGGCGCTACGGATGGAACAGCAGCGGTTATGGCTCATCGTGCATTATTTGATTATAGCTTTATTCCTAGATGGGCAAAATGGTTGAGAACTGTTCCAATGGGTATTCCATTTATTACTTGGACAATAAAATCATTTGAATCAACGCTTAGAACACTTGCTAATAGACCGACTGCATTGTTACCTTACTATATGCTAGGTTACGCATTATCTCTTGCGGCAGCGGCTGATTTTGGTGATGACGGTGAGGATAAATTAAAAGCTATTCTCAAATTATTACCAGAGCGTATGCAACGTGGAGGAAGTGTCTGGATTCTACCAATGAAAGATGACGCAGGTAGAACTCAGTTAATTGATATGAAAAACTTATTCCCTTGGGGTAAAACTGCGGAAGGGGTTGAAGCCTTATCAAAATTAGTAGGTAATCAAGATGTTGCAGAATTGCGTACTTTAGCAGATGCAATAGGTGTATTTAGTAGTCCAATAACACAAGCAGTTGTGGCTATTGATACAAACAGAGATACATTTACTGGTAAGCAAATTATTGATGAAAATGATACATCAGCGCAGAAATTGCAAACAATTCTTGAATATACTTACGGCATGATGATGCCACCAATGCTTGGTTCAAAAGGTGATATTGCAACTATTATTAAATCTCAATCGCCATCGAGTTATGAAGGAATAATGAATAAAGACGGTTCACCTAAGAAAACAGAGGAACAGGCATTTATTCATCTATTTACCGGCTTATCTATTAAAAGCGTGGATGTAGATTTTGAAAGACATAAAAAGATTGAAGCGTTTAATAATATGATTACAGGTATTAAAGCCCAAAGAACTAAAGAGCTACGCGCTAATCCTAATTTAGGTGAAGAAGAACGTGGAATTGTTAGAGAGAAGTACGATGCTCGAATTGAAAGAGTAAAAGAAAAGAAGCAAAAGTTTAAAGATGAAACTGATGTATTAAAGTAAATACGTTTTATAATACCCATGGCGCTACATACCGTAGCGCCCTTTAACTAGGAAAGAAGATGGAAGAATTAGCAGTTACAATTACACGCGATGCCCAAGGTCAATACACTGTTGAAACTGAAAACCAACAAGAGCAAATGGCTGAAGGTGGTGAAGGCGCAATGGAAGGTATGGCAGAAGGTATGGGTGCTGGTGTTCAAAAAGCGCGTGACCTTAACGATGCTTTGAAAATTGCCAAAGGTCTTTTAGAAGGTGGGGAATCAGCAAGTGCTGAGTCATTATTTACTAAAGGCTTTGGCGGTGAAGAAGGCGGTATGGGTATGGGCGGTGCGCCAGCACAAGCCGCACCTATGGGTAAACCAACTAGACCTGCGATGATGTAATATGGATTTTGAAGCTCTAAGCAAGCTCACTTCCAAGCAACGTGCTTTCTTGACCCATTACTTAGGTAATGGGCAGGACGGTACTAAGGCGGCTATTGCAGCGGGATATTCAGATAAGGCGGCAAGTAAACAAGCCTATACCCTTCTCAATAATCCTAATGTGCAAGCAGCGTGGAAAGAAATGGGAGAAGTGACTTCCAGTCATCATGCGATTGTGACCGAGATTCGAGAACAGTACGCGGCTAATATTGCATCTATTTTTGAGATACAGGAATTTTGGACTAACCTCGTTCGCAATAACAAAGATGAAAATGGTGATTATATTAAGTTAGATGCGCGTATTCGAGCCAGTGAATTGCTTGCTAAGAATATGGGTATGTTCGTTGATAAGATTGAACACAGCGGTAAGGATGGTGCAGATTTACCATGTATTACCTTAAACTTCATTAAATCCGATACGACAATAAACAATGGCTGAAAACCTAGATGTACATTTCCCAGAGAAACTCCAATTCTTGTTTGCTCCGAAACGCTATAAAGTAGCACACGGAGGAAGGGGCAGCGGGAAAAGTTATAACTTTGCACAAGCACTGATTCTTTTAGCGGCTCAAAAACCCATGCGCGTATTATGCACACGGGAGATTCAAAAAAGTATCAAGCAATCAGTGCATTTGCTTTTATCCGATCAAATTCAACGACTTGGACTTGGGGCATTCTTTACTGTCCTTGAAACAGAGATTCGTGGGATGAATGGATCGCTGTTTATGTTTGCCGGTTTAGCGCAACATACAGTTGAATCTATCAAGTCTATTGAAGGCTGTGATATTGTATGGGTAGAGGAAGCGCAAACGGTAAGTAAGAAAAGTTGGGATATTCTTATTCCGACAATTCGTAAAGATGATTCTGAGATTTGGGTGAGTTTCAATCCAGACTTAGATACGGATGATACTTACACGCGATTTGTACTTAATCCTGCTCCGAGTGCAACTGTTGTTGAAATGAACTTTGGTGATAATCCTTATTTTCCTAAAGAGCTTGAAGCAGAGCGTCTACATTGCATGACAACAAACCCAGAGGATTATGATAACATTTGGCTTGGTAAATGCCGCAGTGCTGTAACAGGTGCTATTTATGCGAATGAAGTTAACGCTGCAACGATGCACGGCAGAATTTGTAATGTTCCTTATGATCCATTACTTAAAGTTCATGCTATTTGGGATTTGGGTTGGAACGACTCGATGTCAATTCTCTTAGTACAAAAAGTCCGAAGTGAGATTCGGATTATTGAAAGTATTGAGGATGACCACAAGACCTTAGATTATTATGCTGGACTATTGAATAGTAAGAAGTATAATTGGGGGTATGATTACCTGCCACATGACGGGCGCACTAAAGATTTTAAAACCGGTAAAAGTACAGAAGAACTTTTAAAGGCATTTGGACGTAAAGTAAAGATAACGCCTAATATGCCAATTGAATCGGGAATTAAGGCGGCTCGTTTAATGTTCTCGCAATGTTACTTTGATAAGGTACACGCAATTCGATTGCTCGAATGTTTAAAGCGTTACCGTCGAAGTATCAACCCGAGAACAAATGAAGCAGGCGCACCGCTCCATGACACTTATAGTCATAGTGCAGATGCCTTTAGATATTTAGCAGTCAATGCTGAGAGTTTAAGCAATGAAGATAGACGCGCTCCTGTTGCTGCGCCAAGATGGCAACCGTATGATAGCGGTGTCGGATATTAATTTAATTGGAGATAGTCATGTCATTTTTTGATAATATGGTTCACAAGGTTTCAGATGGCGCAAAGAAAGCCGTTGATGAAGCGGCTGGCGCAGTTACTGATGTGTCACATGGTGATATTGCAGGCGCAGCGCAACACGTTGAAAATATTCGTGAAATTCCTCAAGATACTGTCATTGATATTGCGAAAGCAACTATTAACGAAATTATCTAAAATGCTTTATAATTAACGTCGAGATGATGTTACGCCATGTCGTGATGACAGAGCAAACTCCTTTAACTGGAACTAAGAGATGATAGACGATTCTAAAATTGACAGACTAGACCGATTCGGAAAAGCACTTTTGTCCAAAAGACAGAAGGCTATCCAAGCTCGTAAGAAATCGGGCATAGAAGAAATTTGGGATCAAGACAGTGAATATTATGAGGGTATTGATGATGCCAATCGCGGTGAAGTCAGTACCTCCATTACCAAAAATCTTGTAGATCGTGGCGGCTATTCGCGTGTAAATAGAAAGCGAATTGGCTCAAACGTGTTTATGAATATCACTAAGCAATACACAGATATTGCTGCCATGTCACTTGCTGATATGCTCCTTCCAGTTGATGATGCAAACTTTGAAGTTCGCCCAACGCCTAAACCTGCCACAATGGAGTTACTGCAAGTAAAACCCGTTGATGTCGGTATCGTGATGTATAAGAATCAACAAATGCCTGTTGAGCAATTTGAAGAAACGATTAAACAAGACGCAAAGAAAAAAGCAGAAGAAGCTCAAAAACAAATTGAAGACTGGTTAGTTGAAGCACATTGGAATCGTGAAGTGCGTAAGGTACTTCGAGATTCAGCTATTCTGGGTACAGGTGTTGTTAAAGGCTGTTATCCAATTATTGATGAGCAAAACTCTGTACATAAAATGTTTCAAAAGCAAATGCCGACACCTCAAGGTGAAATGCAAGCAGAGGGTGTTGCGGATGTTAAAGTTATTGAAATTCGTCCCGCATCAAAACGTATTGACGTAAGAAACTTTTATCCCGATCCTGCGTGTGGGGATGATATTCACAGCGGTAGTTTTGTTTGGGAACGTGATTATATTACGAAAAAAGAATTGCGTAATTTGCGCAAAGCAAAAGGTTACATTTCTTCTCAAATTGATTTAGTCCTTAAAGAAGGTGCTGACGACGATTTAGAAAAGAAACGTGATAAGACTAACTTTGGCGATAGATTTGAAGTGTGGTACTACTATGGCGAAGCTACTAAAGAAGACCTTGAAGCTGCTGATTGTACTTGTGGTGATAGCGATACTTATGATGTTGTGGTTGTCATTGTCAATAATCGCGTTATCAAAGCTACCATGAACCCACTGGAAAGCGGTGAGTTCCCTTATGATGTAATGGTGTGGCAACCAATGAACGATACTTGGACAGGTATTGGTGTTGCTCGACAAGTAAGAGAACCTCAACGCATCATCAACGCGGCTACTCGTAATTTACTTGATAATGCAGGTAAAGGCGGTAGACCGACCACAATTATTGCCGATGGAGTTGAATCGGCTGATGGTGGATTGGTTGAAGTCGGTAGTGGTGCATTGCTTAGATTATCACCCGATTCCCCAATACAAGATGCGCGTGGCGCAATAAGCTCAATCATTATTCCTATCATCACACAGGATTTGATGGCAATCATTCAGTACGCGCTAAAGATGGCTGAGGACATTACCGGCTTACCGATGATGCTACAAGGTCAACAAGGCAATGCGCCAGATACTGTTGGTGGCATGACCATGCTTCAGAATAACGCAGGAACTATTCGCAGAAACATTGCTCGTAACTTTGATGATCGCGTTACTGTTCCACATATTACACGTTATTATGAATGGATTATGCTTTACGGTGATGAGCAATTGAAAGGTGATTTTAATATTGAAGCTCGTGGATCAACAGTTCTGTTTGAGCGTGATGCGCAACATCAAGCCATTATGCAATTAGGCGCTCTCGTAATGAACCCAGCTTTTCAAATCAATCCTGCTAAATGGATTGATGAAGCATTTAAAGCGCAACGCCTTGACAGTAAACGCTTTAAATTTAGCGAAGAAGAAATTAAACAGATGCAAGCGCAAGCACAACAAAACCCACCGCAAGACCCTAAAGTCGCAGGTCAGATTGAAGTGGCTAAAGTTCGCGCTGCTGGTGAGATGGATAAAGCAAAATTCTTGCAATCTACTGATATGGCTGAGATGCAAGTTAAAGAAACGCTCGCTATGCAAGAACTCAAATTTAAAGCGCAACAGGCAGAGGTTGATCGTCAGCACGAAATTCAAATGAAGCAGATGGAACGCGACATGAAGATTATGGAACTATCGCAATCGACTCAAATCAGTGTTGCTGAAATCAAATCTCAATTAGCGCAAACAGCTCAAAAATTAAACGTACAAACGCAATTATCTAAACAGGTGTTAACTCCTCCCACTGAACCGGCAGGTAGAGCGCCAAATGGGCAGGCTTATCAGAGATAGTTATGGCTGAAGATACTACTGAAAAAGATTTTAAAGAAGGTTATGGTAAAGAGGAAGAATATATACTTCGTCCTCCAGAAAAGCAATCTCCGCCTACTGATGAAGATCGTGCAGTAATGTTTTTACGCAACGCCTATAGCGGTGAGGAAACTCCCGATAAAAAAGAAATAAAAGCAGCGTTAGAAACTATTTTAAATAAAGATGAAATTTCTAATAAAGAAGTTGGGAAATTAGTATCTGAAGCACTCGGGGAAAAACAAGCGCCTCCATCAGATAAAGATTACGATTACACTGGATATGAACAGGCATTAAAAGAAGGGAAGATAAAACCTCGTGAAGATGGGGAAACACACTATCCAGATACTTTTAAAATGCCAAGTCATATTACTTTTTCAGATCAAAGTCAGTATTCAAATGAATTTGAAAAAGGTGGTAAATGGGTAAGTGGTGGAAAAGATCAAAATCTTTTTATTCCATCTGAACATAATTTAAAAAATACATCTCCAGAGAAATTAGCAGACTATTTTGCAAATTATGAAAAGAAAGGCACTTATATCCTATTGCCAGATGGCTCTACTGTTGAAGGTAGTAAATGATAGAAAAACCTAAAGTAGATACAAATTCTCCCACATGGATTGCAATTAGAGAATATCATATTGCAAGACTGGATGAATTGCGTAGAAAGAATGATAATCCTCAATCACAGGATGTAACAGATAGACTTAGAGGGCAGATACTTGAAATTAAGAATCTCCTGTCTATAGAAAAACCCGTAGGCGAGTAATATCCCCTGCAATTTGTAACTCGCACAGCAAATGCCCTGCGACTAAAATGCGAAAGCATAGGAAGTAAAAATGGAAGAATCACAAGTACAAGAAGAAAGCATTGAATTAGAAATTGATGATGCGTTTGCTGATGGCTTTGAGGAGTTTGGCGAAGATTCGTCCAACGAAATTAAAGAAGAAGCGATTCAAGAAATCATTGAACAAAATCCATCGTTTTCTGAAGAACAGATTCGTGAATTGTTTGAACAAAACAACCAAAGATTATTTGGCAAAATTGGCGAGATTAACCGAGAAGTTAAGCGTCTTGAAGCACTGGCTCAATCGTCCGCGCAACCAAGAGAAGCTCAACCTATCCAAGTTACTGCTGAGATGTTTTCCAATATGCGAGAAGAATTTGGCGAAGATTTCGCAAATGCTTTAGCTAGGGATTTATCGCAGATACCTTTACAGCAACAAAATGGTGGCATCGATCAAAATCAGATTGATTACATTTTGCAGCAAAAGGTCGCTCAAATAGAAAATAATTTTGAAATGAAGATGGTAGCAAGAGAGCATCCCGATTGGGAATCAATTGCACAATCACAAGATTTCACCGGTTGGAAGAACCAATTACCTGCGGATATTCAAGATAGACTTGATACTACATGGGATTCTGGTTTTATTTCCGCTGCAATTAGCGCTTATAAACGTGACAAGGCTTTGTATCAAGAACAAAAAAGTAAGAAAAATCAACGACTTGAATCGGCAGTTATGCCAAAAAGCACAGGTGGGTTTGATGAAAATTACGAAGATGATTTTGAAGCAGGGTTTAATACAGACTAACTTACTTTTATTTAATAACGTCGAGATGACGTAAGGATGCTTTAAAATGGCTATTCAAGGTTATAACACTTCTCCCGCCAGAATTAACAAATTCAAAGGCGAGATTTTAAAACACGCTGTTGCGCTAGAAGTATTAGCAAAACAAGGTCGTCAAATTGCTTTGCCTAAAAACCAAAGTGAAACTTATGTAGCACGTCGTTATGTTCCTTATAACGCGACTGCTGGTAATCCAAATGTCTTCTTCCAAAACGTATCTGGTGATCGTGGTACAGCGATGGCTAACGCACACTTAACCCAAGAAGGTGTTACACCGCAAGCGGATACTATCGTAGCGCAAGACATTACTGCGGTAATCAATCAATACTCATGCTTATACAGCTTCACTGATAAAGTGGCTGATTTGTACGAAGATGATATTCCTAAAGCAATGGTGGAACAAGTTGGTGAGCGTGTTGCGCTTGTTAACGAAATGATTCTATTCGGTGCTTTAAAAGCGTGTACTAACGTGTTCTACTCTGGCGCAAGTTCTACTTCTATTGCAACAACCGCAGCACCGTTAACTTTGTCTTTAATTCGTAAAATCACTAAAGCAATGCAAGCTAACCATGCTCGCCCTGTGACCAATACATTAAAAGCATCACCAAACATCGCTACTCAGCCTGTTGAAAGCGGTTATGTAGTTGTTTGTCATACTGATTTAGAACCCGATATTCGTGATATTGCTGGCTTTATTCCAACATCACAATACGCAAGCGGTTCTCCGATGCCAAATGAAATTGGTCGTGTTGAGCGTTTCCGTTTCATTACTTCGCCAGATTTACCTGCTCAATTGAGCGCTGGTGTTGCTAATGCAAATGCGCAAAATACTGCTTATGCAACAACTTCTGGTTTCTGCCAATCTACTTTAGGTACAAGCATTGACGTATATCCTTTCTTCGTATTTGCTCAAGATGCGTTTTCGCAAATTGCATTACGCGGTAAAGAATCAATGTCACCTACTTTCATCCCAGCGGGTGAAAAAACTAAATCTGATCCACACGGTCAGCGTGGTTATGCCGGTTCAATCTGGTGGAAAGGTGTCATGATTGAAAACAATCAGTGGATGGCTTTAGGCTACGCTGGCGTAAAAGCACTTTAATTAATTTAGCGCCAAGTTAATTCTTGGCGCATTCTCAGAGGATTTTGAAATGGCTGAAAATACAACTTATGTAGTGACCAGTAAAACAAACGATGAAGATTTCCAATTGGATACTTTCATTCGTTTATCATTTGACGCAACAACTATTGTTGCAACGGATTATGTTGAATTAGATATTGGCTGTAAGCCACGTTACGTTTGTGTAGAAAACTTTACTGACCGTTCTAAATTTGAATGGTATGAAGGTGTAACCGATACTGTATCTGCGGGTTCATTTGTTGCAGATACAGTTTATACAATTGCGACTATTGGCTCAACTGATTATGTTGCAATTGGCGCACCGTCTAATACTGTTGGTGTAACATTTACGGCAACAGGTGTGGGCGCAGGTAGCGGCACAGCGGTAACTAATGATAATGTATGTATCAAAACCGTTGCTGCGGGCACTCGTACCTTAGTCACTGCTAACTCAATTTTAGTTCGTGGTCGCACAGTTCAATTATCACAAAATGCAACTACTGCGATGATTTTGGCAAGTAAAAACTTGTCGATTCGCGTATCGGGTTAAGTGTTATCGGCAGTGTGTCTTTTAGGCGCACTGCCATTTTTTAATATATTGGAGTTTATAACATGGCGATTCAAAAAGAATTACATACAGAAGAAGTGCGCGGTAGAGCAAAACCTACTATTAATTTAGGAGATACTCTTGTTGATATTCGTGACAATGAAGAAATCATTATTGAAACTAATCCAATGGATATGGCTTATATTGATGAACTTGCATTCATGGAAGAAAAAATCACTATTCGTTTAGAACCTTCAGCAGATAGATACGCACCTAAATTTGTAGATGTAGCTGTTAATGGTCGAGTTGAATGGCTTGAAGTGGGTAAACCTATTAAGGTTGCTCGTAAATATATCGAAGTTTTAGCAAGAGCAAAATCAGATACTTTCATTACTATTGCGCCTAATACTAATGATGAAAATCCTGTGAATTTGATTTCTCGCAACACATCACAAAAATATCCATTCAGTGTGATTAAAGACCCTAATCCCCGTGGATACCAATGGTTGACGACTGTATTGTCACAATAATTTATTAACCGTACTGGAATTAAACCATGACATTTCTTGAACTCGCTAATCGCCTTTTATCTGAAGCAGATATTTCTGGTGCAGGATTAATCACAACGGCAAATCAACAGGGTGAGTACAAACAAGCTGTTGATTACATCAATACTGCATACGCAGATATTCAACTACAACACGCCAATTGGGATTTCCTACGAGGAGATATGTCATTTAATACCATTATCGGTGTAAATAATTATTCTGAAACGGGTATCAGTTTGCTAGATTTAAGCGAATGGTCGCCCGAAACTATGCGCATCTATTTAACAGCGAATGGTATTGTCAGTGAACAATATCTCATTCCTGTTGAATGGGATGAGTTTAGAGATTTATTTATGTTTGGGAATGCGCGTATTCAAACCGGATTCCCAACACACTTTACTATAAAACCTGCGGATAATTCACTTACGTTTTATCCTATACCAGACAATGTTTACACGGTAGAAGGTGAGTATTATAAAAACCCTTTCACCTTAGTAAACGATACCGATACACCAATTTTCCAATCGCGCTTTCACATGATTATTGTTTGGCGAGCATTGATGTATTTTGCAACACAACTCAATGCCCAAGAGCTTTACGCCATCGGTAACATTGAATATCGTAAATTACTCTTTAAACTTGAACAGTTTAATTGCCCTGTACCCACTGCTTCGGAAGAACTCGCATGAGAATGAACGCGCTACCTAATGTTAAAACCCAAACGCAATACTCACGTTTTGCCGGTGGTCTTGATTTGGTATCGCCACCTCTCACTATTGATGCGGGTAAATGTATTTCAATTAATAACTATGAGTGCAATGCACTGGGTGGTTATCGTCGCATTGATGGGTATGAGCGTTTTGACGGCAGACCTTCTCCTAGCGCTCAGAGTTACTACTACTGCCCTTGCACGTTCTCAGCGGCAGTCACAGTAGGTCAAACAATTACAGGCGCTACAAGCGCGGCTACAGGCAAAGTATTACAGGTTGAATCCACTTATCTCATTATCGATAGAGTGACGGGAACATTTGTTCTTGAGAACTTTACGGTAGGCGGAACGGTAAAAGGCGCTTTAACTATCCTGCCTTCCAAAGACGGACATCCTACAGGTATTGGTCATGCCACTGCTCTTGGATTAGTAGCTGATGATTATCGTGCTGATATCACTGCTGTAACTGGTAGTGGGGTGCTTCGCGGTGTCTGTATGTACAAAGGCATTGCTTATGCGTTTCGTGATAACGCGGCAGGAACGGCAGTCGATATTTGGAAGTCTACTTCTACCGGATGGCAACAAATTACTTTATTTAAATCGCTACCTTTTAAAACCTGTACGGTAGATGTGCTTGATGGTGTGGTTATTAACCAAAAGAACTCTGGTGCAACAGCCACAGTTAAACGCCAAGTAATTGAAACATCTCAAAATTTAGACGATTTAGATGCGACTAGTGATTCTACAAATACAATGGGATTGGGTTCGCATACCTTCACTACGCAAACTGGTAAAGCCTACGTTGCAGGTCAAGCAATTTTAATTACTGCAATTGCTTCGCCAACTAACTACTTGAACGGTACAATCACTTCTTATAGCACTAATCAAATTGTTATTAATATTACTGGTAAAACAGGCTCTGGCACATATAGCCAATGGGCGCTTCATTCTGATCCAATTAATATTCGCAGTGACACTGGTCGCTTTATTGTCACAAGTGTCACCGGCACATGGACAAGTAATGTAGCGGATACGATACGAGTGGGTATTATTGATATCGCTGTTGTTGATAATCCCAGTGGAAATCCTGTTACTCAAATTAGTATTCTGCAAGGTGGTAATTATCAGTTTGTTCAACATAACTTTTTAGCTAATTCCGATTCTAAAAAGTTATATGGATGTGATGCTCTCAATCGTGCTTTTGAGTTTGACGGTGACGTGTATATTCCGATTAGAACTCAAATAACTATTGACGCTCCTACCACTATTGCAGCGGTCAATGGTCAACTTGCCTTATCCTATTTTGGAGCAGTTGTATTTTCAGCAGTAGGTAATCCCCATGACTTTAGAACGACTAGTCTAGGGTTTGCAGACATACATGAATTTGGTGATACAGTTACCGGTATGAGTCCGATTGTTGGTGGAATCCTTGCTGTTGCGTGTCGAGATAGTTTTTGGCAAGTATCCGTTGATGCTCAAACAGGCAATTACAAAGCGGAACTAATCTCTCCAGATATTGGTGCTATTCATTATGGATTAATGAATCTTGGCGCACTTTATTCATTTGATGATAAAGGGATTATCCGCATTGTTCCTTCTTATGTATTCGGTGGCTTTGAACACGATACCATTAGCCGAGCCATTCAACCCGTTATTGATAGTTTCCGAGAAAAGATTGTCGCTACTGCCGTTTATAAAAGCAAAAACCAAGTTAGGTTTTATGCAAATGACGGTACGGGTATTATTATGACAATGACTTCGGGCGTAACGCAAACAGGCGCTGCGACCACTGGTCATGACTTTTCTCAATTCACCTATCCCATCAATATTAGTTACGCATGGAGTGGTGAGGATGCAAGTGGGCGAGATATCGTTTTACTTGGCGATGAAGATGGTTATGTTTATGTTGCTAATACCGGATCATCTTTTGATGGTGAACCTATTCAAGCCTATATCAGAACAGCATTTAATAATGTAAAATCACCCTCAGCAATCAAGCGATTTAGAAAACTGGAAGTTGAATTATCCGCAGTAGGGTATTCTGAAATTAGATTCAATCCCGACTTTTCTTATGCTGACCCCACTATCGCAACGCACGTTATGAATTACCAAGAAGTGCAAGGCGCTGGGGGTTATTGGGATGAAGCGACATGGAATACATTTTATTATGATGGGAAAATCGTTTCTCAACCAGAACTCAGATTACAGGGAAGTGGGACAAATATTGGCTTAGTCGTTTTTTCTAATTCGGCTATTGATTTAGGACATAACTTATCGGGCGTTGTACTTCATTACACGCCTAGAAAACTAAATAGATAATAGGAAGAAAGAAAATGGCAGTTTTAGTTTTAGATGCAAATGACAATTTTCAAAATGCCCAGAATTTAATAGCGGGGGCACAACAAGCCGGTCAACAAGGAATTACCCAAGTGATGCTTGGTAATACACCTGTTAATCCAATGTCTATTACCAGTTTATCAACTGCATTTGGTGATTTACCAATTTCAATAATTCCCAAAGTAGCCGCAGCAGCTCCTACTTCAATCGCCTCTACTTTTCCAGATTTAACAGTTGTTCAAAATGCTGCAAATGAAGCTACTAAACAAGCTGCTACTACTACTTCTGGTAATACAACACCTAATACAGGTTCTCCTGTTACGGGATCAGCTACTACTATTACGGGTAATACAACAGGTGATAAAATAAATACAAGCGGTATTTTAAATATCACATCACCTCCTGTGGGTACACCTCCTCCTGTAGTTACACCTCCTCCTGTATCGGGATTAACTTCAGATCAGTTGACAGCAGCATTGAATGCTAATCAATCTGCATCAACAAAAGCCTATACAGATGCCTTAGCCTCTAATCAAACAGCGTTAACAAAGCAAAATGAAGATTTTTTAAAGAATTGGCAAACTAGTGCTGATACTTTAAAATCAGATATTTTAAGTGGTGTGGATACCAAGAACCAAGCGTTTGGTACACAGGCAACACAAGGGTTTATGGATGCCTTTAAGAATTTCCAAATACCCACTAACCAGCAAACTGGTGTTAACTTAGGTAATTATAATGATAATCGAAATGCCGCTGCTGACCAATGGTGGTCACAATATGTTACAGGACGGAGATAATTAAATGGCAACTATAGAAGAAATAGCAGCGGGGTTGCGGTCTGGAACACCTGTACAAAAACCAACTACGGCAACGCAAACTTTTGATCCTGCTTATGTAACAGGGTATGAAGATTTACTTAATAAAGCAAAAACTAATAATCCAAATGATTATGGGTTATACAATACATTAAGCGGTTATGGAAAAATGACCGATGCGTATGGAAACCCTTTATTAGATCAACAAACACTTTTAGATTTAACTCAAACTGGTAATAAGGCAGTTTATAATCCTGCTTATCAGAAATTAAATGATACTAAATTAGCATGGGCAAAAGATGTTTTAGCTAATGATTATATTGATCCGATAACAAATAAACCTGTTCAATGGACAAGTACAGCAAAAGGCTCTACTTACGATACTGAACTTAATAAATTATTATCTAATCCACAAGACAACCCTAGATGGGCTGCTCAAAAAACACAAGCGCAAACTATTGCGGATAAAGCAGTGGCGGATGCTAAAACTCAAGAAGAAGCTAAGATAGCAGCGGATGCTAAAGCAAAAGCTGATGCCGATGCAATTGCTGCAAATGCTACGGCTACTAAGGAAGCAACAGCAACAGATTTAGCAAATCAGCAAGCACTAGAAACTGCAAATGCTTTAAAATTAAAAAATGCCACTGCGCCACTTGATACTAAAAAATTAGGCGGTGGATTTGATGTTAATGGTAATCCTATAAATAGCACTATAGGAGCAGGTATCAATCAAGATATGATTGATAAGGGAATGCTCAATGTTGCTAAAGTAGGTGCGCCAACTACTATTGTCAATCCAAATTCAGCGGCTGATGTTACCAAGATGGTAGACGCTGCTAAAGCCGCTGAGGTTAATGTAACACCGGATTCAATGGTATCTAACCAGTTATCGGGATTACTTGCCAAGAACAATCCTTATATCCAGCAAGCTGTTAATGCGGCTAATCTGCAAGCATCGCGTAGAGGTATGCTTAATACAGGCGCTGCTGCGGGATTTGCTCAAGACGCAGCGATTAAAGCCGCATTGCCGATTGCACAACAAGACGCATTAGCTAGACAAAAAGCCAATGAAGCCAATGCACAGGCTCAAAATCAATTGCTCAATACTGGTCTTAATCTTAAAGCTACCAGTATGGATAGACAGGCTCAGAACGATATTCAAGTTCAGAATTGGAATGCCGCTAATAAAATTGCTGTGGATACTAGTAATACTCAAGCTATCAATACTGCGACCAATTTGTTTACTACCGCAATGCTTAACGATAAAGTTAATGGCGCAAGTGATGCTCGTAAAAATGCGGATCAACTTTATCAACTTATTACTAGTGGAAATATAACTATTGCTCAAAAAGCAGCCGATGCAGTTATTAAGCAATTAGAATCTACGCAAACGCTTGAAAATGAAAAGCAATTAGCCGTATTTAATAATAGTATGAAAATGGTTAATGACCAGATTGCTGCTCAAGTTCAACATACTAGGGATTTATTAATTGGTGATTTAGACGCTACAAAGCAAGCTAATTTGGCAGTCGATACATTAACAGCTCAATATAATGATACTATTCAAAAATATAATTTGACACCCGATATGAATGCTACAACAAAAGCATCTTTAGCTAATGTAGCAAGTATGAAATATTTATCAGATGTTAAAGATGTTTATAATCGTTACGCAGCAACATCAGCTATTATTAAAACAAGTGCTGGTAAAACAGCTACTAATTTAGTTTCACCAACAAAATAGGTATTTATCATGGCATTATCAGCAGATGAGCAATTACGTCAATTACAGGCTCAAGCCGCAAGTCGGCAACAAACAAGTTCACTTGGTCAATATCAAAAGCAATTGGAAACTAGACCTCCAATTGGACAAGGAATGCTTAATATTCCTCAGCGTGAAATGCCTATTTATTCTGAAAAAGATTTTTCATATTTCAAAACACCTCAACCTCAACAACCCGAAAGCGGTGGCATGAGCGTAATGTGTACTTTAATGCGCGAATACGGCTATCTTGAAGATGATGTATTTGACGCTGATACTTTATTTGGGCATTTGATCGCAACTACTCATCCAGAAATCCTCATCGGCTATCATGCGTGGGCAAAACCGCTAACTGAATTCTTGCGTAATAATGCGATTTATATCCCGTTATTTGCCTATATTGTTCAAGCATGGGCATATGAAATGGCAGAGCAATTTGGCATTGTAAAAAATCGCAGTACATTTAAACGATTAGTTGGTAAAATAGTGATGAATGTAGGTAAGCCAATTTGTGGGTTTATCGGAACAGTAATTTCATCACAAGGAAACTATGAGTATCACCGGACTTAACGTACAAGCACATCACTTTATTGGCGGAGTCTATGCCAAAGAAGTAATTATTGACGATGGCTTTGAAGTTCAACAACACGCTCATACGTTTGACCACATGAGCGTTCTTGTTGAAGGATGCGCTATTATCTGGCAAGGTGATACTCAAGAAACCTATTTTGCTCCTGCTGTGATTGAAATTAAAGCCGGTATTGAGCATAGCGTTCAAGCGGTTAACGGTAGAGTGGTTTGGCTATGTATCCATGCTACAGATACTTGTGATGCAGAAAATATAGATGACGTGCTTATCGGCAAATCCAATATGGTCAATACCGGTATTCATGTTGATGTATCGGCTATCAATAAATTTATTTCTGATAATGATTATTTATGGAATAAATTTAAACAACGTACTGAATCGTCTAAATCGCCCCACAGAGAAGTTGACGATATCTGGGTTCGCTATAATGATATTAAAAATTATAATCCATCGAACCCTTTAGCATTTCATGATGAACACGATAGCGTTTTCTATATTAACGATCAGAAATTTAAAGATGAAATTGCTAAGATTAGCCGTGCAATTTGTGAAAAACATGATATTCATAAAACAGAATTTGGTGGTATTTTAATTACTCGTATTCCTGCCGGCAAACAAGTTTATCGCCATAGCGATAAAGGTAGCTGGCATGCAGAATACTATAAAGATAAATATTTAATCCCTTTAGAATCCGATGATAAGCAATCTTTTAACTACGAAGGACAATCTGTTATTACTCCTGTGGGCAACATATTTAGTTTTAATAATCTCGTTGACCATTGGGTGTTAAATGATTCGGATTTACCACGGGTTAGTTTAATAATTTGTATGCGCCATAACGCATAATTACGCTACACATAACGTCGAGATGACGTAAGGACATAAGATGAGTACCTTTAACCCACCGGCTGATATTGCTCAGATTACGCTAGCAAAATCCTCAGACGTTAACGCTGTTAAGGCGGCTACCGCAATTGCATTTGGATTACTTCCAAGTGAAACCAAACTTCAACGTGGTACAGTCAATTTCGCTGTAGACACCGGTACAGCGAATACCTATGTGGTAGCACTAGACAGTTCCATAACAAGTTACACCGATGGTCTACAAGTCGTATTCAGACCTATTAATAGTAATACGGGCAGTGCCACTATCAATTTAAATAGTCTTGGCGCAAAGTCCATTAGACTTACTGATAGTGAACCGATTCAAGCAGGGGATATTAGCGCTGGAGCGGTTATCGATGTTCGCTATAGTACGTCAACAGGGTTTTTCCATTTAACGCCAAACTCAGCTATTTACGCTCACGATGCAGGGGTATCGGCAACAGCCGCAGCGGCAAGTGCATCGACGGCATCTACTCAAGCAAGTAACGCATCTACCTCAGCTAGTAATGCCGCAAGTAGCGCATCAACAGCAAGTACGTCGGCATCAAACGCATCGACTAGTGCATCAACAGCAACGACTCAAGCCGGTATTGCAACAACACAAGCCGGTATTGCAACAACACAAGCAGAATTAGCAACAACACAGGCAAATAATGCTTTATCAAGCGCAAATACAGCAACAACACAGGCTGGAATATCGTCAACACAAGCGGCTGCTTCCGCATCGTCCGCTACTATTGCGTTAAACAGCGTATCTTCGGTTGCGACCTCTGCTACAACTGCGACAAATCAAGCGACAATCGCAACTACTAAAGCCGTCGAATCCTCAAACAGTGCAACTAATTCTGCAAACAGCGCAGCTTCAACTGCAACATTGCTTGCGAATGCGGGGTCAATGTTGGGAATAAACTTTGGAGCATTTACTATTTCGGGTGGAGAACTTACTGTGACGCATCTATCAACTTCCACACCGTCGCTATCAAACGGTGAATTAATCTTAACTTACGAGACTTTATAATGGCAACGACAAATCTAGGGCGAATAGGGTTAGTCTCTCGCGGCACATGGTCAGCAGGGACATATAAAAATTTAGACGTAGTGTCTTATAATAACTCACTTTATATCTGTAAAGTGACTACGACAACTGACGCTCCAACAGTAACGGCTAGTTGGGATTTATATGTAAGCGATAGCGGGGCTGCCGCAAGCGCAACAGCAGCTGCAAGTAGTGCAACAGCGGCAGCGGCTAGTTATGATTCATTTGATGATCGATATTTAGGCGCAAAAACATCTGATCCGACGGTTGATAATGACGGAAACGCATTGCTAACTGGCGCATTATATTGGAACAGCGCAACGGGCGTATTTAAAGTCTGGTCGGGTAGTGCATGGATAACTAATATCACATCAAATCAGTTTGGTACAAACGTCGCCACATTCCTTCAAACACCTACCTCTGCAAACCTCGCTGCCGCATTAACTGATGAAACAGGCACGGGGGCAAGTGTATTTGCATCAAACCCAACCTTTCCGGCGCAAATCAATCTTACTGCAAACTCTGGCTATAATATTTATGCTTCGGGAACGGCTGATAACTATTTGGCTGGGAGACTGGGTGTAGGAGTAGTATGCGGAAGCGATACGACTATTCAAGCGGGTAGAACACTAACTGGGTCAACGGCTCAATGGGGTGTATTTCACACAGGGACAGTTAACTCTGATGTAACAGTTAATGCCGCAGGATTTAGAAATGAAGCTAGAACACAAGCAGCATCATTTACGCTAACTAATTACTTGGGGTTTATAGCTACACAAGGGACAATAGGTGCAGGCAGCGCAATAACTAATCAGTATGGATTTTTTGTAGAAGCTTCACTAACAGGCGCGACAAATAACTATGGTTTTTATGGTGGTATAGCGTCTGGCACAGGCAGATATAATCTCTTCATGGGAGGAACGGCTGATAACTATTTGGCTGGGAGTTTGGGGATTGGGATTTTACCTTCTGCATCTAACGCATTGCTATCTGTTGCTGGAACAAATGTAGGGAGTATGTATAGAGAAGGAGTTACCTATACAGGAACATTTGGTACTGGGGTATCAGCTAGGGCGGACTGCTATTTTTCATACCCAAACGTAAACAATTCATCGGGAACTTTGGATTCAATAAATCATTTTGCAGCATTTCAAAATACTTTTACAACTAGCGTCACCTATCAAACTGGATTCCGTGCAGACGACTCACTAATAGGCGCAACCAACAACTACGGTTTCTATGGTGGTATAGCGTCTGGCACAGGCAGATATAATCTCTACATGGCAGGAACGGCTGATAATTATTTGGCTAGTAATTTAGGTATAGG